GGAAAAAATCACAACAGGTGTGTCATACACCACGTCAGCGGTGGGAACGGGCTACTGGTTCCTGCAGTTGCTGGACAGGGTTTCCCCGTCTCAGTGGGCGGCAATAGGCGTGCTGGGGAGTCTGCTGTTTGGTCTGCTGACGTACCTGACGAACCTGTATTTCAAAATCAGAGAGGACCGGCGTAAGGCGGCGCGGGGAGAGTAAGCTGATGAGCCGGAAATTCCGCTATGGTTTATCAGCTGTCGTTCTGGCGCTGATTGCCGCAGGGGCTTCTGCGCCTGAAATCCTGGATCAGTTTCTGGATGAAAAAGAAGGTAACCACACCACGGCATACCGTGATGGTGCGGGGATCTGGACCATCTGCCGTGGAGCCACCCGGGTGGATGGTAAGCCTGTGATTCCTGGCATGAAGCTGTCGAAGGAAAAATGCGACCGGGTTAACGCTATCGAACGGGATAAGGCGCTGGCATGGGTGGAGAAAAACATCAAAGTGCCACTGACTGAACCCCAGAAAGCGGGTATTGCGTCATTCTGTCCTTACAACATTGGCCCGGGTAAGTGTTTCCCGTCGACGTTTTATAAACGAATTAATGCAGGAGATCGAAAAGGTGCCTGCGAAGCGATTCGCTGGTGGATTAAGGACGGTGGCAGGGACTGCCGTATTCGCTCAAATAACTGTTATGGTCAGGTATCCCGTCGTGACCAGGAGAGCGCGCTGGCGTGCTGGGGAATCGACAGATAAGCAGAATATTTTGCTGATAAATGACGCTTGCTCACGCGGGCGGATAACACGAAATCCTGCGAACTGGCAAAATGCAAGTGAATAAAGTCAGGAAGATTGTTTTACGCAGAGGCACCGTAATGGTGTCTTTGTCATTTCTGCGCTTCGCACAAGCGTAAATAAACCAAAGAACCTTTCAGGATGAGCCCTGGTGGATAACCGGCAGTGGTCTGGTTAACCCTCTTTGGGCTGGTTATTCCTGTGCGCAGGGTTCATCACTAAAAGGAAATAACCGATGAATATGATGACCGTGCCGTTTCACGGCGATTCTCTTTATGTGGTTAACCATAATGGCGAACCGTATGTTCCAATGAAACCGATCGTTGAAGGGGTGGGGCTGGACTGGAAAACACAGTATCGCAAGTTAAAACAACGGTTTAATAGCTGCATGGTCGAAATGACCATTCAGCTACCAGGTGATACCCAACGTCGCCCTGTTATCTGCCTGGCTTTACGTAAACTTGCTGGCTGGCTTCAGACTATCAGCCCAAATAAGGTTAAGCTCAAAATCCGAGACAAGGTGATCCAGTATCAGGAAGAGTGCGACGATGTTCTCTATGAATACTGGACGAAGGGTTTTGTCGTTAATCCCCGTCGAATGAGTGTGATGGAAGAACTCAATCAGGCTTGCGCTGACATGAAACGGGATAAAAACATTGCCAGTGTGTTTGCTACCGGGCTGAATGAGTGGAAACAGGTTAAAGCCGCGCATGTATCAAAAATCCGCACATTGATAAACGAAGCGAATCTGCTGATTGATTTTGTCCTGGCTGATACAGGCAAAGGGAAAATAACAAAGGCGGATTGATGGAGTGGTGGCTAATGATATCGGATAAACTCATAACGCTGGCGAAGATCCTCTGTGTAATCGTCGGCATTTCATTTTTAGTCATGCTGGTTGCCATTTTCTTTTCCACCGCCTGGAGAGTCCTGACGTTATCGGGACTGGTGGGGTGAAAGAGAGATGAACCGTGTTCTGTGTGTGGTGATTATTGTCCTGGCGGTTGGCTGTGGTGCGCTTAGTCTGGGGCTGAATCATTACCGTGATAACGCCATCGCCTACAAAGAGCAGCGCGATAAAGCCACATCCATCATCGATGATATGCAGAAGCGGCAACGTGATGTAGCAGAACTTGACGCCAGATACACAAAGGAGCTTGCTGATGCTAATGCGACTATCGAAAGTCTCCGTGCTGATGTTTCTGCTGGTCGTAAGCGCCTGCAAGTCGCCGCCACCTGTGCAAAGTCAACGACCGGAGCCAGCAGCATGGGCGATGGAGAAAGCCCAGGACTTACAGCAGATGCTGAACTCAATTATTACCGTCTCAGAAGTGGAATCGACAAGATAACCGCGCAGGTTAACTACCTGCAGGAATACATCAGGACGCAATGCCTGAAATAATTTTTTTGCAAATCACAAAGTCCATTTAATGAGCCCCGCGATGCGGGGCTTTTTTATGTCCGCAGTAAACGCGCTTCACACGCGCGACTTATGAACACAGAACCTTTCAGGATGACCCTTGAGGATGCCGGTTTGGTGATCGGTGCCTTTCTGTGGGCCGGAATCCTGTGTGACAAGGTTCATCACTTAAAGGTGTGCACTGATGAATTATCCAACTATCGTTAACGGCATCGATTTTCGAGATCTGATTTTTGTGGCAAACAACGATCCGGTTACAGATTCTTTTATGGTGGCAAAAGCATTTGGAAAGCTGCCGAAGAACGTAGTTCGTGACATTGAACGAACCATAGAAGCTTGCCCTCCTGAGTTTGATACAAAGCTCAACTTTGAGCTTTGCTATAAAAACAATGAGTTACAGAATGGTAAGCCGCAAAAATTCTACCGTCTCCGCAAGGATGGGTTGATGCTTTTGGTTATGTCCTACACCAAAAAAGAAGCAATGCGTATCAAAATTGCTTACATCAACGCATTTAACTGGATGTACGCCATGCTTCAGGTTGGTCATCGTCAATTTGAAGAAGAGAGAAATGCCGTAATGCTGGAGTACATGAAAGAGAAGGATGTTGCCAGCATGTCAGGTCGCCTGCTAAATCGCTGGGGCAAAATTAAGAAGCCACAGCTGCTGGCTAGAATTGAACGCCTTGAACAGCACGGGCAAACCGTAATCCCCGGACTCATCAATTAACGGCAGTACCGCGAAACAACCCAAGCCAGTAAGTGGGGAAATAACACTGGCAGCCACTGAAAGATGAACCTCCAGCCTTATGGCAAAAAAGATTCTTTGTGGTGGCGGACTGATGGAAAGACATCGGTTATTGCAGAGGCCATTCAATGAGTGGTCTTGACAATGGCTTATACCCTACACGGGATAACTTAATTGATATCCTTTTTAACGGATAAAGGCATTTCAGCCTGACATAGCCATGCGCCGCATCGTCGCCGTATTCCCGCATTAACAGAGACCGCAGCCACCTTATCTGCGTGAGTGTGCGGGGATAATCAAAAACGATGCACACCGGGTTTTCTCATTTTTCACGAGATGGGAGCGATTTCCCGCGAAGCCGCCTGTCCGGTGCGGTGGTGGAAGAAACCGGATAAAACAACCGCATTGTGCAAATATCGATCAAATATGGTGCTGCTGTGTGAAATCTGAAAAATCACAGCGGTCATTATGCATCAGTTTTTAACACAGGACGTCAGAACGTGACATGGCAAAGCTGGACTGGAAAAAGCTGGAGCAGGCATTCCGACGCGAACATGCCGAAACGGGAATAACATTACTGGACTGGTGCCGGAAGAAAAAGATTAATTACAACACCGCCAGAACCCGTATAAAAATGGGCAAAATCGATCATGAAATTGATCATAAAACCGATCATGAAATCGATCATGACATCTCAGATGAAGAACCCTGCAATGACGCGGGTTCCGGCGATGAAAAATGCGCAAAAAACTCTGAAAAAAACTGCGCAAATTCGGCAGAAACGAAACGGATTCGTGGTTCCCGACTTTTACCTCCTTCAAACGCTTTTTCTCAGCGAAACACCCACGCCGTAAGACACCGTGGATATGCGAAGTATCTTGAGGCAGATAACCTCATGGATGATGCGTCCGACATGGTGCTGTTCGATGAACTGGTGTTCACCCGGGCCCGCGCACTTTCAGTAACTAAGGCACTTAAAGGGATGTTCGCCGACCTGGAAGAGGCAACTGACGTGGAAACCCGTGTTGCTCTTTACGACAAAATACTCAAAGCTGAACAGGCCCTTGACCGGAATATTGCCCGTATCGAGTCAATTGAACGCTCATTGCTGACGCTGGACGTCCTGGCTGAGACAGCACCAAAACTTCGTGCTGACCGGGAAAGAATCAACGCCGCCAGAGATAAACTCAGAGCTGAAACCGATATTCTGACCAGCCAGCGTCGGGGCGTTGTTACGCCTGTCAGTGACATCGTGTCATCGCTGCATGAAATGAGTAATTCGGGGAGACTGGATGACATTCCGGAAGAATGAACCGCGATGTGATGAGCCGTCAGAAATGACCGAGGCTGAACAACGTCTGTTCATCATGACTAAACTGAGCAATCCCTGGTGGCGGCTCAATCATCTCTACAAAATACAGAACGAAAAAGGTGAACTGGTCACCTTCAGAATGCGACCGGCGCAGCGCCAGTTGTTCCGGAGCATGCACAATAAAAATATTATCCTGAAAGCGCGCCAGCTGGGATTTTCCACAGCCATTGATATTTATCTTCTCGACCAGGCATTATTCATTCCGCATCTCAAATGCGGGATCGTCGCTCAGGATAAACAGGCTGCCAGTGAAATTTTCCGCACAAAAATTGCTGTACCGTTTGATCATCTCCCTGACTGGCTGAGAGCCTCATTCACCATCGTTGAACGTCGTAGCGGTGCCAGCGGTGGCTATATCCTGTTTGGTCACGGCTCGAGTATCCAGGTGGCAACCTCATTCCGTTCAGGTACGGTGCAGCGCCTGCATATCTCAGAGCACGGCAAAATTTGCGCGAAATATCCGGCTAAGGCGAAAGAACTGCGAACCGGTACGCTTAATGCCGTCTCTGATGAATGCATTATTTTTGATGAGTCCACAGCTGAAGGCGTGGGTGGTGATTTTTACGAGATGAGTAACCGAGCACAGGAGATCACTGCATCAGGCTTATCGTTGACGGCACAGGATTATAAATTCCATTTTTACGCCTGGTGGCAGGATCCTAAATACAGCGCCAGAGTGCCGGAAAGCGGGCTGAAGCTGTCACGGGAAAAAATGACGTATTTTTCTGCGGTTGAGAAGGCAATGAACATCACGCTTACTGATGAACAGAAGCAGTGGTACATCAATAAGGAAACTGAACAGCGTGAGGAAATGAAGCAGGAGTTTCCCTCAACGCCACAGGAGGCGTTTCTGACGTCCGGACGACGTGTGTTCAGTGCCGAAAGTACGTTGCAGGCAGAATCATTCTGTTCGCCACCGCTGATTGTTTATGACATTGAACCTGTTACAGGAAGGAAGACTAAAGCGCAGTCTCTGCGTGACGGGAATAAAGCCGAACAGCACCGGACGCTGATGAATTATCTGCTGGTCTGGGAGCTACCGGATCCAGATGAAGAGTATGTCTGCGGAGCGGATATTGCTGAGGGGCTTGAGCACGGGGACCGCTCATCGCTGGATATCATCAGATGTAGTAATGGTGAGCAGGTGGCCCACTGGTTTGGTCATCTTGATGCGGAGCTTTTTGCTCATCTCATTGCGCAGGTCTGTCGTATGTACAACAACGCGTTTGTGGGGCCGGAGCGTAACAATCACGGACATGCCGTTATTCTGAAACTCAGGGAACTCTATCCGACGCGTTATATCTACAACGAACAGCACCTTGATCAGGCATATGATGACGATACGCCCCGCCTTGGCTGGCTGACAACCCGTCAGAGCAAACCTGTTCTGACCGAAGGAATGAAAACGCTCCTGAATAATGGAATATCAGGGATCCGCTGGTCAGGCACATTATCGGAAATGAACACCTACGTTTATGACGCGAAAGGCTCCATGAATGCACAGGAAGGCTGTTTTGATGATCAACTCATGAGCTACATGATTGCCCAGGAGATGCGCGCCAGAATGCCTGCGAGGGTAAAACAGAAAACGGATAAACGCAGAACTACACACTGGATGGCTCACTGATGAAAAATGAAACTAACACCATGGCGACGAAAAACGACAATGGAGCCACGCCGCGTTTTTCTCAGCGCCAGTTACAGGCGCTTTGTTCTGATATTGACAGCCAGCCTAAATGGCGTGATGCCGCAAACAAGGCCTGTGCGTATTACGATGGCGATCAGTTGCCACCGGAAGTTCTTCAGGTACTGAAAGATCGCGGTCAGCCGATGACTATCCATAACCTCATCGCGCCTACCGTCGATGGCGTTCTGGGAATGGAGGCCAAAACACGGACTGATCTGGTGGTGATGTCAGACGAGCCAGATGATGAAACTGAAAAACTGGCTGAAGCTATTAATGCTGAATTTGCCGATGCATGCCGCCTTGGCAATATGAATAAAGCCCGCTCTGATGCCTATGCGGAACAAATCAAGGCGGGCCTCAGTTGGGTGGAGGTCAGACGAAACAGCGATCCGTTCGGGCCTGAATTTAAGGTGTCTACTGTCAGCCGGAATGAGGTTTTCTGGGACTGGCTGAGCCGGGAGGCTGATTTAAGTGACTGCCGATGGCTGATGCGTCGCCGCTGGATGGATACCGATGAGGCAAAAGCTACATTCCCGGGAATGGCTCAGGTTATCGATTATGCCATTGATGACTGGCGTGGTTTTGTCGATACCACGGTTACTGAAGGCCAGCCCAGTCCGTTGATGAGTGCATGGGAAGAGTATCAGTCATGGGATCGACAGCAGAACGAATGGCTTCAGCGTGAACGCCGTCGTGTGCTGCTTCAGGTGGTTTATTACCGTACATTCGAGCGTCTTCCGGTGATTGAACTCAGTAATGGACGGGTGGTGGCCTTTGATAAAAATAATCTGATGCAGGCGGTAGCTGTGGCATCCGGGCGGGTTCAGGTGAAAGTCGGGCGGGTAAGCCGTATTCGTGAAGCCTGGTTTGTCGGGCCACACTTTATTGTGGATCGCCCCTGTAGTGCTCCGCAGGGGATGTTTCCGCTGGTTCCTTTCTGGGGATACCGAAAGGATAAAACCGGGGAGCCATACGGGCTAATTTCCCGCGCCATTCCGGCACAGGATGAGGTGAATTTTCGTCGTATCAAGCTGACCTGGTTGCTTCAGGCCAAACGCGTGATTATGGACGAGGATGCCACCCAGTTGTCAGACAACGACCTGATGGAGCAGATCGAACGTCCGGATGGCATTATTAAACTGAATCCGGTCCGAAAAAATCAGAAAAGTGTCGCAGATGTTTTTCGGGTTGAGCAGGATTTTCAGGTTGCCAGCCAGCAGTTTCAGGTCATGCAGGAATCGGAAAAACTTATCCAGGATACCATGGGGGTTTATTCCGCATTTCTCGGGCAGGATTCAGGTGCGACGTCAGGCGTGGCTATCAGTAACCTGGTGGAGCAGGGGGCCACAACCCTTGCGGAAATCAATGATAACTACCAGTTTGCCTGCCAGCAGGTGGGAAGACTGTTGCTGGCTTATCTTCTCGATGACCTGAAAAAACGCCGTAATCATGCAGTGGTGATTAATCGCGATGATCGCCAGCGTCGCCAGACCATTGTCCTCAATGCTGAAGGTGATAATGGTGAACTGACCAATGATATTTCAAGGTTAAATACACATATTGCGCTGGCTCCTGTTCAGCAGACACCTGCGTTTAAGGCACAGCTTGCACAGAGAATGTCAGAGGTTATTCAGGGGCTGCCGCCTCAGGTGCAGGCTGTTGTGCTCGACCTGTGGGTTAATCTTCTGGATGTGCCGCAGAAACAGGAGTTTGTTGAGCGTATTCGTGCTGCGCTGGGGACGCCAAAATCACCGGATGAAATGACGCCGGAAGAACAGGAAGTAGCGGCACAACAACAGGCACTTCAGCAACAACAGGCAGAACTCCAGATGCGCGAGATGGCTGGCAGAGTGGCAAAACTGGAAGCTGACGCCGCCAGGGCACATGCTGCTGCACAACGGGATAATGCCAGTGCACAGCGGGAAGTCGCCCTGACACAGGGGCAGCGTTATGTGGATGCGCTTAACCAGGCACATACGGCAGAAATCATTACCGGCATACAGAATATGGAACAGGAGCAGGACGTTCTTCAGCAACAGATGCTGTATACGTTACAACAGCGGATGAATGAAATGTCGCTCTGAAAACTCTGGCTTCAACTGAACCCCGTCATCGTACGGGGTTTTTTGTTTCCGGAGGTAAGCGTTCCGGGAGCGGTGCGCTTATTCGCGGGGGCAGCGATAAGCCTTATTTACTCAACCATTCGGATCTGTCCGATAAACAGACCATGCGGAGTTATTTATGGATTTTGAATTTACTGGTGAAGAAACCCCGGAACAACTGGAAAAAATGCTGGAAGGGCTTGGGGATGTGGATATTGACGGTCACGAACAGGACGGCGTGACAGAGGTCGCCACAGAAAATCATGTGGATGAGGCAGCACAGACACAGACGGGCGATAACACTGCGGCACCGACGCCGGATGCCAGTGCTGAGCAGACGCAGGACGTGAAGGAGCCGGAAGCGAAGGGTGTGCTCACCCGCGATGGTAAACACGTCATTCCCTATGAAGTCCTTGAGGCTGAACGTTCCGGTAAGCAGCGGGCCGAACAGGAAGCCGCACTTCTTCGGGGACAGATAGCCGAAGAAAAACGCCTGGTGGAACTGCTGACGTCTCAGATCCACCAGGCCGGTATGAAACCAGCACCGTTACCGGAAAACGAAAAAATCTCTGATGAGCAGATTGCCCGTATCAGGGATATGTATCCGGAAATTGGTGACGCGGTGGCTTCGCTCATCCGTAAAAATAACTATCTCCAGTCCCGTGTTCAGCAATCAGCACAGCAGGCAGAAGGTCATGGTGGTGAGGATTTATCACCGGTTCTTGATGCGATGAATGCTGTGCCGGTGCTGAAAACGTGGCAGAACTCCGATCCGGATCGCTTCTCGGTTGCCGTATCCATCGACGGGAAGCTCCAGAATGACCCCGCATGGAAAGACAAACCGCTCACTGAACGTTTCGCCGAAGTGGCCCGCCGTACGCAGCTCGCTTTCGGTGAAACCAGTGAGCCGCCTTCTGGTAAGGCAGACAACACGGATATCCGGAAAACGGCGGAAGAAAAAGTGAAGGCCGCTGAACGTGAGCAGGCAGTACCTGCTTCTCCGTCAGAGCTTGGCAACACGGCTTCCGTCGGAACCGGTGATAATTTTGAACGGTTACTTGGTGCTTCCCATACCGAAATTGAAGCAGCCATGCGAGGCATGACGGACGCTGAAATTGACGCAATTCTGGAAAAACTCGGGTAACCACTGAAGGAGTACTGACGTAATGACCACAGTAACAACAGCCCAGGCGAATAAGCTGTATCAGGTGGCGCTTTTCACGGCTGCCAACCGCAACCGCTCAATGGTGAATATACTCACTGAACAGCAGGATGCACCAAAAGCCGTTTCGCCTGACAAGAAAAGCACGAAACAGACCAGTGCAGGTGCACCGGTTGTACGGATCACTGACCTCAACAAACAGGCCGGTGATGAAGTGACGTTCAGCATCATGCACAAACTCTCTAAACGTCCGACGATGGGGGATGAGCGCGTTGAAGGCCGTGGTGAAGACCTCAGCCATGCTGATTTTTCCCTGAAAATTAATCAGGGCCGTCACCTGGTGGATGCGGGCGGACGTATGAGCCAGCAGCGTACGAAGTTCAACCTGGCATCCTCTGCCAGAACGCTGCTGGGTACGTACTTTAACGACCTGCAGGACCAGTGTGCGATAGTGCATCTTGCCGGTGCCCGCGGTGATTTTGTTGCTGACGACACCATTCTGCCAACGGCAGATCACCCTGAATTCAAAAAAATCATGATCAACGACGTACTGCCGCCGACGTATGACCGTCATTTTTTTGGTGGTGATGCGACGAGTTTTGACGGTATTGATCAGTCAGACCTGTTCACCCTTGGGCTGGTCGATAATCTCTCGCTGTTTATTGACGAGATGGCCCATCCGTTACAGCCGGTGCGTCTGTCCGGAGATGAACTGCATGGCGAAGATCCGTATTACGTCCTGTACGTTACGCCGCGTCAGTGGAATGACTGGTACACCTCAACTTCCGGCAAGGACTGGAACCAGATGATGACGCGTGCCGTGAACCGTTCAAAAGGGTTTAATCATCCGTTGTTCAAAGGCGAATGTGCGATGTGGCGCAATATCCTGGTCCGCAAGTATGCGGGGATGCCGATCCGTTTCTATCAGGGGTCAAAGGTTCTGGTATCGAAAAACGACCTGACGGCAACCACAGAAGAGAAGCAGGCCGCAACCAACATTGACCGCGCCATGCTGCTGGGTGCTCAGGCACTGGCGAATGCGTACGGTCAGAAGGGCGGCGGTCACTTCAACATGGTTGAGAAGAAAACGGATATGGATAACCGTACTGAGATAGCAATCAGCTGGATCAACGGTCTGAAAAAAATCCGTTTCCCGGAGAAGAGCGGCAGGATGCAGGATCACGGTGTGATTGCTGTTGATACCGCAGTGAAGCTCTGATTTTTCCTTTCCTCATGCCGGGTTATCGCCCGGCTTTTTCAGGAGTCATTAATTATGGCAAAGACCATCCTTGCCCCGTCACTGAGTGAACGGGTCTATACGGGTACGCACGGTAATGAGTCGGTGGCAGAAGGTGTGTTTACTGTGAATGCTGCGGAAGCGGACAGTGTTATTCATCTTCTTTCGTTGCCGATCGGTGTTCGTATTAATGCGTTACAGCTGGTTTCTACCAAGGGACTTGGCGGCACAGCAACTGTCAGCGTTAAATCTGGCGAACATGAACTCATTGGTGACAGTGGTGCAGTAACTGCCAGCTTTACCAGGTATGTGCCAGTGGAGCCGTACACCACACAGCGTGACGGAGAGCTGGTTACGGTCACCATTAAGACAGCAGCTGCAACCGGCACCCTGAATGTTCTGCTGCGTTATACCGTGGTGGGTTACTGATATAAACCTTCCGGCCCGCGTCATGCGGGCTTTTTTATCCGGGGAATTATATGAGCGAAAAAATTGCCGTTGTCTATATCGGCCCCAAACCCGTGAAAAAGGATACCCTTACCGGGAGTCGTACACTGTTCCCGCGCCTTGAACCGGTGCATGTTGACAGTGCGCTCGCCTGGCAGTTGCTGGCCTTTCCTGAAGTCTGGGTTCGTCATGAAGAGCTTGATGGTGTGCTCAAAAAGCAACAACAGGATGAGCAGTTGCGGCAGGCACAGCAGGAACAGGAAAGAGCGCTTGCCGCGCGGGAAGAAGCGGAGAGCAGTTTTGTTGTTCCCGTCAATGGAGAGAATGTGGATTTAAGTAAGCTCACCTCAGCACGGCTGGCAACGTTGTGTGAGGCAGAAGAGCTGAATATTCACAAAGACCCGAAAGAAACGGCTGATGCATTCCGTATCCGTGTGCGTGAGGCATTTCGCCGTCGTGTTGCGGAGACTGAACAACATGGCGGAACTGACTGATTTTTTGCCTTATGTCCGTCGTCATATCAGCGGTCCACTGAGCATTATGATGACGGATGCGTTATCCATGTCGGCAGTGGCATTCTGCCGTCAGTCCCTGTTGTGCCGCCGTGAGGCTACGTTGTCACCGTCAGCCGGAGAGGACTGTGTGCTGCCATATGACGCGGAGAATGAAGAGTGCGTACATATTATTCGTCTCCTTGCTGACGGGCGTGAGCTTTTTGCCGGTCATGATGTGGAAATCCGCCCGGGGCGGGTAATGCATTTTGCCTGTTCGCCCGGAGAAGTGAGTGTGCTTTATGCCATTGCTCCGAAAGCTGGGAGCCGTCAGGTGCCGGATGAACTGCGGGCATGGCCTGAAGAGGTGGCAGCAGGGGCGCTTGAACGGTTGTTTATGCAGACCGGGGTTTCATGGTCAGACCCGTCGCGTGCACAGTATTTCTCTGTGCAGTTTTCTGAGGGTATCCGTCGGGCATATCGCGACACACTGGCGACAAGTCCGTACTCCTCATACCGCAATCCTGCCCGCAGACAAAGGTTTTACTGATGACGACGATTACTGAAATCATCGGACGAGTGAACACGCAACTGGTTGACCCGATGATGGTGCGCTGGCCTCTGGCTGAGCTGTGTGATTATTACAATGATGCTGTGCGGGCGGTGATTCTGGCAAGGCCGGATGCAGGCGCAAGTCTGGAAACGCTCAGTTGTGTCCCTGGCGCACGCCAGACTTTACCTGATGGCGCAATACATCTTCTTGACGTGATATGCCTCAGCGATGGCAGTGCGATTAAACCAGTATCCCGGGAGGTGCTTGATGCACAGTATCCCGACTGGCACATGCTGAGGGGAAAACCGGAATGCTTTATCAGCAGTGACCTTGCTCCGCGCGTGTTCTGGCTGTTTCCTGCACCGGAGGAGGCTGTGAGTGTTGATGCTGTGGTCAGCCGCATTCCGGAGGCGGTGTATGTTCTGACACAGGATGATGACACGCCTGTACCGCTGGAAGAGGCTTATGTTAACCCGCTGGTTGACTGGATGTTGTTCCGCGCATTCAGTAAGGATGCTGCCGGTGGCGCAGAGTCAGGACTGGCAGCACAACATTATCAGAGTTTTGTTGAGCAGCTCGGGATTAAACAGGGGGCTGACAGTACATTGTCGGCCCGCAAGAAGGTGTTTAACGGAGGTGAAATGTGAGTGTTGTTGTTTCGGGGACGCTGAAATCGCCTGATGGTCAGGTTGTATCAGATGCGAACATTACGCTGACGGCGCTGACTGTTTCACCGGATGCACTCAGTGGCACCAGCGCGTCGGCAGTCACCACGTCAACAGGTTATTACGGCATGACGATGGAGCCGGGGGAGTATGCGGTTTCCGTAACGGTGAGAGGTAAAAGCCAGGTCTATGGCCGGGTACGCATTGACGGAACGGAAAGTTCGGTGACGCTCAACATGCTGCTGAGGCGCAGTCTGGTCGAGGTGAGTATCAGTGATGAACTGCTGACAGATTTCCGGCAGATACAGAACAACGTTGCAGATGACCTTACCACTATCCGGGAACTGAAAGAAGAGTCAGTGAAGAACAACACCGGACTCACGCAGGCCAGGGAAAGTGCGGAAGCCAGTGCCCGGTCGGCATCGGAGAGTGCTGCGACAGCAACGGCCCGCGCCGAAGAGACAGAACAGAAAGCAGAAGAGGCCAAAGCGTCTGCGACAAATGCGGCTGCGAGTGCGGAAGAGGCCAGACAGCACGCGGAAAATGCGCAGAGTGCACAGGCGACAGCCGAAGATGTCCTTGAGCGGGCAGAGGCCGCAGTAGTCAGCGCAGAGGAAGCCCGAAGCATGGCTGAGAATGCCAGAGGCCCCAAAGGTGATACCGGACCGAAAGGTGATACGGGACCTCGAGGGGAAACAGGTCCGGCGGGCCCTCAGGGGCCAACAGGTGCGCGTGGTGAGACAGGTCCTCAGGGTAGTGTCGGCCCGGCAGGTCCGCGGGGTGAGAAAGGCGAGCAGGGGGAGCGTGGACCACAGGGATTACAGGGGCTGAAAGGTGAAACCGGAGAACGTGGACCTCAGGGGGTACAGGGCCCGGCAGGCCCGACAGGAGCAACCGGACCGGCGGGTCCACGGGGTGAACGTGGTGAACAGGGCATACAGGGGCCAGCCGGAGCAACAGGACCTGTTGGGCCACAAGGAGAGCGCGGTATTCAGGGGCCTGCAGGTCCTGCGGGCCCGCGAGGTGAAACCGGAGCCAGAGGTGAAAAAGGAGACCCCGGGGACCCCGGCGGCCCACCGGGACCAAAGGGTGATACCGGACCTGCTGGCCCTGCCGGTGAAAAAGGCGAACCCGGTGAGCGTGGGCCTCAGGGATTACAGGGGCCACCGGGTCCAGCCGGAGAGAGAGGGCCGACAGGCGAAGCCGGACCTGCGGGTCAACCGGGGCCCAAAGGAGACCCGGGTCCTGCTGGCCCACAGGGACCGGCGGGAGAGCGGGGAGCTCAGGGGCCTCAGGGTGTAGCTGGTCCTGTCGGCCCGGCAGGTGCAGCGGGCGCGAAAGGCGATAAAGGTGACCCCGGACCTGCTGGTCCTCAGGGGCAGCCCGGTCCTCAGGGACCTGCTGGCGAAACCGGACCCGCGGGTGAACCCGGGCCAAGAGGTGAGCCCGGTCCACAGGGACTTAAAGGTGACAGGGGCGAGCCAGGACCTACAGGCCCACAGGGACCGGCGGGAGAGCGGGGACCTCAGGGGCCACAGGGTGTAGCTGGTCCTGTCGGCCCTGCAGGCGAACCGGGAGCGAAAGGCGATAAAGGTGACCCCGGAGGAACCGAACTGCTTGCTTCAGCCAATACATGGACTCAACCACAAACTATTAATGGCAATTTGACGGTGACCGGAAACGGCTCATTTAACGATGTTCAGATCCGTTCGGATAAACGTAACAAGCGAAATGCAATACGAATAGATAATTGTCTGGAGAAGCTTGACCTGCTAACGGGTTATTTGTATGAAATACAGAATGCTGATGGCAGTTGGCAACAATCTGTGGGATTATTTGCACAGGATGCGTTAAAGGCTCAACCAGAGTTAGTTACATCTGATACAGATATCATATCTGGAGAAGAGAGATTTCGATTAAATTATAATGGTGTTATTGCACTGTTAGTTGAAGGAATAAAAAATCTGCGTAAAGAGATTAGCGACCTTAAAGAGAAATAATAAAACAATCAGAGAACCATTAGTCTGAGGCAGAAGATAGTTGGTGTTATCGTCCGAATGACAGGAGGATGTTAAATGGGGGTTGCTTCCGGATGGGTTGGCTCCTCTGCCGTTAGTGTAACTGGTGAAAGGTCAATGAAATCGGCAGGTGCCAAACTTAAGCTAAGTACACCGTTTTATATGTCGCAAATGGTTGGGAAAAGTGTACAGGACTTTTCTATCACTGTAGGTCGTTCAAATTTTGTTGTTTTAGTTCAGGCAACAAATATACAAATTGTTCCTGTAAACAATAACTATGGAGGGTATTCTAATAACTCAACAACGACAGGTGCTGGCTCTGCCGTTTCCAGCCGTGTGCAAACACAAAATCCGGCTGGTTCAATAAATGGTTCGTTGTTAGGTTGTTCAATTACGCATCTTTCTCAAACGCAAGACTCTACCAAGATGTATCTGGGCTTAACGAACGGGCCTAATCAAAACTTTACTCTATCATTTGATGGAACCAATATCTCATTCACACCATCATCATTTGCAAACAATACTCGGCATTATAGTGCAATAGTTTCTAAAAACTGGCTCTTTAATCAAAACGGAAAAACTATATCTGTTTATAAGGTTTAGAAGGAGTTGATAATGTACAAATGTGTTTTAGCTGTATTGATATTATTATCTGGTTGCAAATCTTTGCCAACTCCGCTTTGCCATGGTAAAGCATATTTAGGTGGGGAAGAAACTATAATACCAATTTATGGGATTAAGAAAAGCGGGAAGTATAAATTGTATCATGCAGGGCATCACTACAACTGGCGTTGGGTTGGTGCTGGAGCATTTGACAGCACAACCTGCTCTCAAATAATGTAAACCGTATACTATGTATAAAATGTTTAGCTAATGCTAATTGATAAATTGTCATGAAACAGGCAAATCTGAAATACGTAAAGAAGCGCTACACAGCAGGAGATTTTTGTGTGGCTGGGTGCAGTGGCTGCCGTAATGATGCAATAAAAAGGGGAGCAACATGCTCCCCGACCAGAAGAAAGAAGTTTGATAACAATTAGTGAGTTGTTACGTCTCGTCCAGAATATCATAGCAACACTCTGTTGCAGTGATACCGATCGCGATTTTAGCGAATTCCACCATAAATCCCCTGATTTTTAAGCCTGAAGCAGTCAAAGGAATTTCTATGCCTTATATCGATATCACCACGATGCGTGGGATGATGCCGCGCGTCGTGACATCCATGCTGCCCGATCATTCCGCTGTACTGGCGGAGGACTGCCATTTCCGGTTTGGTGTTATTACACCAGAACGTCAGATATCCGGGGTTGAGAAAACATTCACAATTAAGCCAAAAACAATTTTTCATTACCGTGATGATTTCTGGTTTGCGTGGCCGGATGTGGTGGATGTGATCCGTAGTCCCGTTGCTCAGGATAATTACGGGAGGATCTACTACACTGACGGAAAATTTCCAAAAGTCACGGCTGCTGAAATTGCCACCAAAGGAGAGGGTAATTTCCCTGCGGCATCATATCGTCTGGGGATCCCCGCACCGACAACAGCACCTGTTTGTACCGTTCAGAAGGGAGAAGGTGCCACTGACGAAAATCCGAATGATGATGAAACCCGCTTTTATACCGAAACCTTTGTATCGGCGTATGGTGAGGAAGGGCCTCCCGGACCTGAATCGCTGGAAGTCACCGTGGGGATCCCTGATACTCCGGTTCAGTTAACACTCTCTCCGGTTCCGTTGCAGGACGCAAACATCAATCGTCGTCGTATTTATCGTTCTGTCTCAGGGGGCGGAGAAGCCGATTTTTTACTCGTGGCTGAGCTTGAAGCATCCGTGCTCAGTTACACGGACAACATACCGGCGAAAAACCTCGGACCTTCTCTTGCAACATGGGATTACCTGCCGCCGCCGGAGAATATGACAGGTCTTTGCCTGATGGCGAATGGTATTGCCGCCGGATTTGCCGGTAATGAGGTAATGTTTTCGGAAGCGTATCTGCCGTATGCATGGCCCGAAGTGAATCGTCACACAACGGCTGAAGATATCGTGGCAGTCTGTCCGCTAGGAACATCACTGGTGGTGGCGACAAAGGGCGAGCCTTATTTGTTCAGTGGGGTTTCACCGTCCACAATTTCTGGTTCAAAAATCCCGTCAATGCAGGCGTGTCTGAGCAGGCAAAGTATGGTTGCGATGGAGGGATTTGTGCTGTATGCGGGAACAAATGGTCTTGTGTCTGTTGATGCAAACGGCAATGCCGCGCTGGCGACGGAACAGATTATTTCACCGGAGCAGTGGCAGACTCAGTTTAATCCGGCCTCCATTGTGGCTTATCCCTGGCGTGGTGAATACATTGCCTGTTACACAAAACCGGATGGTGAGAAGGATGTGTTTGTCTTTAACCCGGCAGGTATGGATATCCGGCACCTGAGCACACCTTTTGACTGCGCATGTGTTGATCTGGTTAACGATGTTATGCGTGTAGTCTCAGGGCAAAACATGTCTGCGATGGCCGGTGGAAGATTGCCGTCATTAATACGATGGCATTCGAAAGTCTTTTCCCTTCCGGAAAGAACCTCGTTTTCCTGTCTCAGGGTGAAGTCTCCGACGCCAGAGCGGGTGGGCATTACAGTGCTGGCTGATGATGTTCCGGTGATTCACCTTGCTCCGGGAAGCCTTTCGGGAAGCGTGGTGAGATTACCTGCTGCAACCGGGCAAAACTGGCAGGTACTGGTTTCCGGTTTTGGTCAGGTTGAACGTATCACACTCAGTACATCAATGTCGGAGCTACCGATATGACAAAAAAACCGTGGCGCGCAGGGAAGGATTTATCTGCGGTTGTGGAAAATATGGAGATTGGCACAGGGCAGCGTGGTGACGGACGTCACGCCTTTGTGACCCGTGAAGAACTGGTTGGTCTGAAGCTGGCTCGTCGTCGTGCTTCTGGTGGTGGCTCATACGCCCTGAATCCGGGGGTAGAGATAGACAGTAGCCTGATGGTTGTGGATTTCCCCCCGAAGCCGCTGAATTTTAAGGCGACAGGAGGATTTGGCTCGGTTCTTCTTGAATGGGATATGCCTAATTATCGCGGACATTCACTGACTGAAATCTGGCGGGGTACGGAGGATGACCTTGCTGATGCAGTGCTGGTTGCCACGACGCCGGGGCAGGTTTACGGCGATCCGGTTGACCCTGGCTGGTCGGGATTTTACTGGATACGTTTTGTTAACGCGGCAGGAGTGAAAGGTCCATGGAATGCTGAAAAAGGCACTCAGGCACAAACACAGATCGGCGTGAAGGCCATCATTGACCAGATCCGCGATGAGGCTGCAAAGTCGCCGGTTGTGTCCGAGCTGCGTAAAGAAATAAAAAACGCGCAGGGGCAGGCTGTAAAGGATGCTGCAATTAAGACAACCGAAGTTGTGGGGACTCTCAGGGAAGAAACGACAAGAACGATTGGTGGTATTGAAACCCGCATTAGCACACTGGATTCGTCAACCAGTGAATCGCTTAATGAGGTCGACAAGCGCATCACTAAACTGGATAAAGAAGGCGGTGAGGCGTTTCTGGCAATGTGGTCAAAAAAAGCGGGAGTTGATGGTATCACTGCGGGGATCGGGATTGTCGCCGGAAAAGACAGTGAAGGCAGGCCTGTAAGTCAGGTTGCAATTTCTGCGTCGCAGTTGTTTGTCTTTGACCCGAACAACCCGGATAACACCGCCTATCCGTTTGCGGTATCAGGTGGCAAGGTTGTGATCCCGAAAGCGATGATTTATGACGCGGTGATTGAAACACTGGTGTCGCGGAAGGTTGTGGCGGATGAGGTAAAAGCCGGGGTAAGTATCACTTCGCCAGTTATCCGGAGTGCCGTTATTCAGAACGGAAACTTTCAGGTTGATTCTCAGGGTAACCTGAATATTGGAGGCCTTTTCAGTGTTACGTCACAAGGGCAACTGACAATTCGTTACTCTAATCAGAATGTAGGACTGGTGATCCGCAATGATAAAATTGAGGTTTATGATCAGAATGGACGACTGGCTGTTCGCATAGGCAGATTACGCTGATCAGGAGGTGAGTATTGGAATACGGTTTTGCCATTTATAACAGAAATAACGTTAATGTTACGGGCGTGCTGACTCCGGTATTTTTCCTGGACAGATTTACAGCGGAGTCTGGCTCAAAGACGTACACGAATAAACCCGACGGGAAATCATTGCAGGCTGTATGTTGTTTATTTCCCTGGAATAATGTATTTGCGGATCGGAAAGTACCGAAGATAACCATTAATGGCAATACGGTGACGTGGTCGAATCTTGAGCAGGGTATGGGATCTTATATTTATACATTCTGGGGATAAGTGTCATGTATGGTTTGAGCATTATGAAGCCGGATGGCAGCGTATGGATAAGTCCAGGTTTTACGCCGCAGTGTCTGATCAACAAAGGCACCATACCGGCGACTGAAAAGTCTTTTTTTAAAACATCAATCCCGTCAGGCAAAAGTTGTTTTTTCTTTATCAGAACAGAGAAGAAGGCCGATGTCATGTACACGCATGAACAGATTGATGGATATCATGCACTAAGGCTTCATGTAATTGTCAGGGGAACGAACCCTGGTGTTACGACGGTTTATGCTTTCGCGAATATGGTTACTCCACCTTCTGAGTATGGTATCGCCATGTATAACCCGGACGGTGAGATGATTTATCATGGCGAAATGATGCTGCTTGACGCGAAGTTAATACCTGTTGATATCAAATTTGAAAAGGACCTTGGATATCCATGCGCAATCATGCCTGCACTGGTCGGGTATTATAACTGGAAAAGAACTCCTTATGATCGACCGATTTATACCACATCCACTGGTGCTACAGGAAATAAAATATATTCCTGTGAGCATTATTCCGGTGGTGCAACATGGGATATTCGAAAGCCGTATATAGATAAGGTCTTGGTTATTAATACAGCAATGTATGATTAATAAGAAAATCTACATTAATAAAAACTTTTTATCATATCAATGCAATATATTTGATTTATATTAAATAAAGGAAAATCGCACATTACTGTACCTTTTAATAACAGGAATAATCTAAAGATGAAAAATATTTATAAGATTATTGCGTGTGCAGTTATTGGGACGAGCATGGTAGCCATGCCAGCACATGCAGCAGAAGGAGACCATACAATTTCTCTGGGGTATGCGCACTTTCAGTTTCCGGGACTGAAGGATTTTGTAAAGGATGCGACTGCTCATAACAGGGAGACTTTCAGTCATTTCGTCAACAGAAACTACTTTTCTTCATTGGGCGAATATACAGATGGTCGGGTCAGTGGATATGAAGGCAAGGATAAAAATCCACAGGGCATTAATATCAGGTATCGCTACGAGATAACGGATGATTTTGGCGTTATCACCTCTTTTACATGGACGCGTTCTCTCACTAACTCACAGACATTTATTGATGTGCAGTCAGCCGATCATAGCAGGAAGATTAAGAATCCGGCAGCTTCTGCCAGAACGGATATCAGGGCGAATTACTGGAGTCTGTTAGCGGGGCCTTCATGGCGGGTTAATCAGTACATGAGTTTATATGCGATGGCAGGGATGGGCGTTGCTAAAGTTACCGCTGACCTGAAAATTAAGGACAATATTAACAGTAGTGGTGGATTTTCTGAAAGCAACAGCACGAAAAAAACCTCCCTTGCGTGGGCTGCAGGTGCACAGTTTAACCTGAATGAGAGTGTTACTCTGGATGTGGCTTACGAAGGTTCCGGCTCTGGCGACTGGCGCACGAGTGGCGTTACTGCTGGCATTGGCCTGAAATTCTGACCTGTATCCGGTAACCGTTTACTACCCGCTGTGATGGCGGGTTTTTTATTGTCCGTACAGGGCAAAAATCGTAAATTATGCGTGGGTGCCTTTCGGCTGATGGCTGGAGGGTGAACCTGAAGGCCTGATGTGGAAAGGCCCCGAGTCAACCTAACGTTAACCCGAGGCCCTAACACTTCGTACCTTAAGCAAGTAGAAGGTTAGCGCCTCTCTGTAAAAGGAGTCAAGCGCTATGTCGCAAAAATCGCTTATCACCGTCACAATTTGCATGACGGTTATCTTCACCATCTGGATGTTGCACGGTTCACTGTGTGAGTTCCGGCTGAATTTGTGGGGAGCGGAGTTTGCAGCGTTCTTACAGTGTAAGCAGTAGGAAAACCGCGACGGGGACGAAAGTCCCCGTCAACTGGTTGCTGAGGTTCAGCCGATATGGCACCCGTTTCAGGTGAGAGAATGAACGATAAAATTCTCCGGTATATGCAGCGTGTTGTGAGAAATTCCCGCAACCCTGAATTTATGAATGAAGTTAAAGACGCCTGCCTTAAAAAGCAGGCGTTTTGTTTTGAGGCACCTGATGGCTTTCTGGTGCTGCGTTCTGTGCTCAGTGCTGATGGTATCCCTTATGTTCTGGTGTTGCTGGGCGTGTGTACGGGGAGTAACAGCGTTGAGCGTTATCTGCCGGAGGTGAAGACATTAACCCGTCTGGCTGGCGGACGTTGGGCTGAATTTCATACGGCAAGGCGGGGATTTATCCGGCTGGGAAAACGTCTGGGCTTTGAGCGAATGCCGGATGATGAGGATGGCTTCATGGTGTTCAGGATAGCGGTCTGACTGCCACAGTATTCATTATCGTGTGTAAACCAATTGCAATTCACATTCTGACCCTGCCCCGGCAGGGTTTTTTGTTATCCAGGGGGGGCCATTATGGGTGGAAGTAAAGGCGGTGGTGATACCAAAGTAAAACCAACAGCAGCGCAAATAGCACAGGAAGAAGTGGCCTGGAAAGGGTGGCAGGATTACAAAAATATCCTCCGCCCGGCTGAAGATAACTTCATGGAAAAGGTCGATGACCTTAACAGTGAGCAGCAGTACGACAATATCGCTGGCACAACAAATCTGGGTTATCAGAAACAGTTTGGTGAAGCGCGAAGGGAGCTGGCGGGTAATCTTGCTCAGTCCGGTGTTGACCCGTCCAGTGGTCGCTTTAACGCGGTAATGAATGCGAACCAGAGTGATCAGGTAACCGGGCAGATTGACACAACCACACGGGGGCAGGTATCGCAGGCAGATAAGTATGTTGCCGGGCTACAGGATGTTGCAGCTCTCGGTTCAGGTCAGAAGGCGGATGCGTTACAGAGTTTTAACTCGCTGGCAGACAGCAGTCTGGCAAAAGCTAAATCGGACGCACAGGCTGCGTTTACGAAACAGCAGGGGCGAGCCTCTCTTGTTGGCGCTGGTTTGGGTGCGGTAGGTGCATATGCGATGCATAAGGCTGGTGGTAGCGGAGGAAGTGGCGGTGCTAAAACACCTGGCACCGGCGCTAATGCCATTCAGCATCAGGCTCAGAACTGGAGACTGTGATTATGGAGTACGGTAAATACGAAACACTTGCAAGATACGGTTATACCGGAGCAGCCCGCCCTCAGGGGGACTGGCAGGCATCCGCAGCGCTGACCCGCCAGCAATACGACGACTGGCGCACCAGATATTTACCCCGTGTAGCAAGGCTGGCTGACCTTGGCGAGAACAACAGCCTGATGAATGCACAGCTTGCCCGGGTGGGCGGCCTTGCCACTTCCAGTCTCCGTACAGCGCAGATGGCGCAGGATAACCAGATGGCGAGATACGGGGTAAGCCGCCCGGATAATCCCGACAGTAATACGCTGGGGTTACGTAATGCCCTGGCAATTGCTGGTGCGAAAAATGGTATCCGTGAAGCCGAACAGGATCGCCAGATGAACATACTGACGGGGGCTTCTGCACCTGCAAGACAACAACTGAGTGTTGGCGGTCAAATGATGACAGCGTAAGGGGGAAGATATGGGGTACGGCTTACTGGATATTGCGAATCAGTCACGGCGTGAGGCATTACAGGGAATAAGTGACGCAGACCGACGACGTGAAGAAATTGAGGCTGCGAACAAACAGATGGCGGCGCAACAGAAAGCGCAGAACAAGCAGAATATCGGTACGGGCATTGGTACGGGGGCGGCTATTGGCGCATCCGTTGGTGGTCCTGTTGGTGCTGTTGCTGGTGCAGTAATTGGCGGCATTGCTGGTTCTTTGTTTTAAGGAGTGGTGAATGAGCGGATTTGCACAGGGGTTACTTGCCGGATTCAGCACCGTTGACCAGGCAATGACCCGTCGTAAGGAGCTTGGTCTGCGTGAAGCACAGCTTGCCCGGCAACAGAAAAATAACGAGCGCGATTTTGAATTTGCGCAGTCTCAGTTTGAGCACCGGAAAGAGAATGATCAGCGTACATATGATCTTAATGTCAGGAATGCTGACCGTGAATATGCGCTGAAAGAGAGGGAACACAAAGCAGCGCAGAATTATCGAAATGCGTCACTGGGTATGGAGCAGCAGCGACTCCAGTTGCAGAAATACAACCAGCGACGGCTTGAGTATAACGATATGCTGGCGCGCGATCAGCCTGTGATGGCTGCGCTTGGAAAGGCTGTGGATGCTGGTGATCGGGATGCGGCAATGCGTCTTTACGGGCAGTTGTCAGAGGGTAATCCGCTGAGGCTGATGGCGAATGATGGCTATGCAGCGAAAGCGGGGCAGGCCGTGAACAACCTGCAGAAAATCTTTGATGATAAGCCGGACAGGGCGATTGCTTCGCTGAATACCCCGGAAAATCTCGATGTGCTTTCCGGCGTGTTTGCCCCGGAACTACAACAGCGTATTGGCATGCCTGATTCAACCGGGGAAAAGACAATAAAAGAGGCCAGGATTGGCAGTATCGTACCGGCGCAGCAGGAAGGGTACGTACTTATTGGTCTTGATCTCACATACAGCGATGGCTCCACCGCGCATAAACCTGTAACAGAATACGGCAGTGCACATCCTGATGATCAAACCGTGCTGGCGATACCCGTTGATAAGGCTGTCGCTCTTGTCAGGGATCGCAGTAAATTCGCGGAAATTTCGAAAAATTACGGTTATTTCATGCCGAAGCAGCAGGGACTTTCTCTGAAAGAGCTTCAGAAGGGGGCCAGCAACGTAGCGGCGGAGGCGATCAAGAATGGCGGTAATGCTCAGGCTGCGGTGGATGAATATTATGCTGCGACTGGTTCACAACCGCATCAACAGAAAATTCAGCAACAAAAACTTCAGCAACAGGTTATCAACTGGGCGGGAGATGATCCTGATAAGCTGTCATTTGCCAGAAATGTAGCGGCCCGTCAGCCTGAAATGCTGGAACCTCAGAATCAGAAATTGCTGGAGAACGGGTATGCGAATTTTCTCCGTATTCAAAAGGCCAGGGGGGAACAGGCCAGAGATGAAAGTGCTTCATCTGCATCTCAGTTTATCCGTGGACTGAAACAGAATTACGCCCAGTAATTCACGATATTCCATTAATACCATTTCCTGATGCCCGGCCATTGTGCCGGGTTTTTTTATGGAGTCTGTATGGCCTATTCAGAGGAACAGCGTCCTGAGGCGCAACTCGGTAACCAGAATCGTAACAGCCTGAACATTCAGCAACCCGGCGAAACTGACAGCTATGAAGCATTTTTCTCTGATCCGAATCGCTGGAAGGATAACAGTACGTCGTTCAGCCTGGGCGATGTATTGCCAACAATGGGTAAAGGTTTCGCCCAGTCCGTCCGGGGAACAGGGGAAATGGCCCGTGGACTCGGTGATGCGATGATTCAGAGCCCGGTAAAAACAGGGGTGCGTATTTTAAATGAGTTCAGCCGTATGGGGCTGCCGGGTGTCGCAACTGTGCAGGATATTTTTGCCGGTGGCAGCAGGGGGGCTGATGAGGTCATCGATACCCTGCCTGATGGCAAAAACGCGGTTACTGATACTGTCGGTAAAGGTCTGAAGGCAACCGGTAAGGCTGTCAGTGATGGTGCTAAAGCCTCGGATGAATGGCTGACCGATAATATGTCGCCGGGTGCTGTGCGTGCGCTGAATACGCCAATGAGTGAAGGCTATGATGATCCCGCAGTCTGGCTGACGAAGGGGATGAATTTTGTCGGTGCCGTTGCGGCAGATGTGTTTGCTGGCGGTGTGGCTAAAAAGGTGGGTGATGTCACACTGCGAAAAATGCTGACCGCCGGGCTGGAGAAAAAATACATCGCGGCAGGGATGCAGCCGGAAAGAGCCACGGCACTGGCAGCAGACGCTGTCGATAAAAAAATGCCGGATTTATTCCGGGCGGGCCTGATCACCCATTCCACAGCCAGTGCACAGGGGCAGAGTGCAATGGCGGCAGCAGATGCTGTTCTTAATGCGGATTACTCTGAGCTGGCGCAGTCACCGAAATTTCAGCAGACGTTTTTGTCCATTGACGCCGACCCGCAGCACGCACAGCTTACTGATCGCCAGAAAATGGACCTGGCAAAAGAGCGTGTGGCTGATGAGGTGCGTGCGCAACTGGCAACCGATCCTCAGTTGCTGGCTGTGAATGCCATGGCGGCAAAACTGGGCGATGCTCAGTTGCTTAATCTGGCGATGCGGGGCACGGCGAATACCGTTAAAAGCGGCATGATCAGAAACGCCACTGAACAGGGGGCGATTAATGCGGCGCAGGGCGGCTATTCACGCTATCAGGAAAACATGGCACTGCGTGATACCGCCGGAATGGATGTGTCGCCGTGGGAGGGCGTGGCTGACGCAACGATCGAAGGTGCAGCCCTTGGTGCTGCGATGGGGGCACCATTCGGTGCGGTTGCCGGATATCGTGGCAGACGTCAGGCGGCAGATGAAGCCGCCATGCGTGAGGCTGAAGTCGTACAGCAGGACGACGCAGCCCCGCAACCAGAATCTGTTGATCCGGTGGCGCAGCATCGTGAATCCATGCAGGGGATGAATCGCGAGCAGCTTCTGGAGCAGTATGCTGATGCGGATATGGCGACAGAGGGTGACGCATCCGCAACTCATCGCCGGGAAGCCGCCAGCCAGCTGTTGAATGAACTGGACGAACAGGCGAAGCGACAGGCTGTGATGAATGAGCTGAAGGCGAAGCCGCGTTCTGAACTGCTTGAGGAATACCGCAGACTCAGCCAGAAAGAGGGGCGCACCGAGACTGAAGAACAACAGTTTCAGGCAATACGAGAAGTCATTCGCCCACAACAGGAAGTGACGCCGGAAGCACAGTCACAGTCTGAAAATGCGGAGGATGGTAACGGGAGCATTTACCCGACGGTGCGGTTCCGGGACCCGAATGAAGTCCGCATTGAAATTAACGGGAATGGTGCGTCCAGACCAGCGGAACGCATTGAAAAGGTGCGCCCGGACAACCGTTATTTCACGGATGAGAAAAGCGCCATGGGGAGTGATGTTTTCCGTAATGCCGCCGCCACCGGCCTGAAACCGTCCGTAGTGAAGAAAGGCGAGAATCAGTATGCCGTTGAAATGGATAATCCTGCGTTCTCTGAAAATGTGGCAACGGAAACCATTAACACCCTGGCTGACGGAGAGCGTATTGCTGATGCTGACCCGATGGAGCAGCCCGCGTTCATGCGTGACCCGCGATTCCGTGGTTTCACGGGGGATGATACGGAGGTACAGGCCCGCCTTGCCCGTGGCAACGCGCCGACGGCGGAGGAGCTTGTACGTTCACAGATGGCTGAAGGTGATGCCGGTCCGACAGCACAGGAGTTAACTGAGCGTCCGCGTCTGCCCGCCCCCGGCGATATTCATCCCGGACAGGGATATCCGTTACCGGGAGAGGTGGCGCGTACGCCGGATGAGAATCAGGCCGGACGTGGTGGTCGTTTTACCACAACCGGTGAGGTTAAGGGCCAGAGTTTCCAGAAAGGACGCGGCCCGGCACAGGAAAACGCCGCTGGTCGCCAGGGGGAAATACTGGAGGGCGAAACTGTTCGTCGTGGTCTGCCGTCACCGGATGAGCAGAGTGTTACCGCCCCGGTACGTGAAGGTCTACCGGCTCCTGACATTACACACAATGTCCGCATGCCTCAGCCTGAACAGCTTCCCCGAACTGTTCGCAACTCATTACCTGAGCTGGCACAGCAGGCAGAAGTACGCCGACAGACAGGAGAAGTTCGCGACATCCCGCATGCTGAAACAACAGCACATGAGTCTGAAACAGTTGCTGCTACTGATGGTGAAGGTGCCGCACGCGGAGGTGTTGCCGGGGGCAAAAAAATTGAAGACTTTGGCGAGGAAATTAAAGGGGCAGCCAAACACCGTTATGCACAGCTTGCTGAAACACTGGGTAAAACGCTGGAAGACAGGGATTATGCCACGCAGCCGCTGAGCAAACTGTTCCCGAAACCGGACTACGCAAAACTGGCGAACGAAGGTGCCGATGCTGACACTCTGGCAATGATAGCTCTGTATCGTAGCGATATTCCGGCGAAGACGAAACACAATACGGCAGGCTGGGGGGAGAGCATAAAAAAAGTACGACACAGTGTATCGGAAATGCTGAACGGAACGGTCAGCGCGAAACGCCTCGCAGAATGGATGGAAGGTAGAATGCCCTCCCGTTACGCGGATACCTGGCAACTGTTACGCACTCTGCCACCCTCACAGATGGACAGGGCTTCTGCTTATCGGGTGGTATCGGGTGTGTATCAGGCGGCAGGAGGGAAGCGTTACGATCCGCCACAGAAACTTTATTCACTGCGCAATAAGGACAATAAGGGGAGTAACCTCTTTTTCTCGGAAAGCAGGGATGAATTACTGGCAAAGGCGAAAGTCTGGTTTGCAGAGCAGGAGGAAAAATCACAGGCGAAAGGTGATGAAAAAACAGCACCGTCACCGGATGACAAAATCCGCTTTGACGTTTACCGGAATACCCGCAGTGGCGATATTTTTATCGCTTACGGTAAAAACAAAATGCGGGTGAGAGGTGGCTTTAAGTCAGCCAGTGATGCGCGTAAGTACATTGATTCACATCGTGATGAGCTTGTTCGTCATGTGAAGGATATGCGGGAGATTTCGCGTGAGGAGCAGCGTAACGCCACCAACCGCGACCGTACCGGACCAGAACGCCGTAAAGGGGATGTTTCACCGGAGCAGTTCAGTGATGCGTTTGGTTTCCGTGGTGTGCAGTTTGGTAACTACGTGGAAGGTCCGCGTCGTCAGGCTGATTTGAACCGGGCTTATGACTCGCTGCATGACCTTGCGGAAGTACTGAATGTACCGACAAAAGCGCTTTCCCTGAACGGTCGTCTTGGCCTGGCATTTGGTGCCCGTGGTAAGGGTAAGGCGGCGGCACACTATGAGTCAGGTGAGGTGGCAATCAACCTGACAAAAGGTAACGGACCGGGGGCGCTGGCGCACGAATGGTTCCATTCACTGGATAATTATTTTGGTCGTTATGACGTTTCCACTGACGGGAAGATTACGTCAGGTGGCGACTTTATGACGGAAGCACAGCGTGCCAGGCGCGTATTTAAAGACGGCAGGTATGTTGATGCTGAATATCCGGTACGTCAGGAGGTTTACGACGCTTTTAAAGGTGTGATTCAGGCCATTAAAAACAGTGACATGCCGCGTCGTTCAGCGCTTCTCGATGAGGTGCGCTCAAAACCGTACTGGTCAACGGATGTTGAAATGGCGGCACGTGCCTTTGAGCGTTATGTTCAGGATAAGGCGCGTATGGCTGGCGTGGAGAATGATTATCTGGTCAATATCCGTAAGGCACCTGAGCACAACACAGATAACACTTGGGCTTATCCGACGAATGCGGAACTGGATGGCGGTATTCGTGAGGCATTCGATCACCTGTTCCGCACCCTGAAAACCCGTGAGACGGACAAGGGCGTTGCGTTTTATTCCCGTAAGGGCGTTACCCGCACACCTGAAGGTAATCTCATTTCGGATGTTAACCGTAGTGCGGAAGCCAAAGGCAGCCCGGTCCCGCAGGTTGAAGCGGTTGCCCGTGGCGTGATGAGCGGCATTAAGGACAGTGACCTGAAGGTCCGTGTGGTGAAGTCACAGAAAGAGGCTGAAGCGCTGGCGGGTGAATCGTTCGACGGTTACGGCAGGGTGCACGCATTCTATCGTCCGGATAAACGAGAAATTGTCCTGGTGGCGGATAACATCCCTGACGGGCGGACCGTACGCGAGAAGTTGCGTCACGAGATTATCCACCATGCCATGGAGCATGTTGTCACGCCAGCGGAATATCAGACGATTATCAAAACCGTGCTGAAAACCCGCGACAGTGATAACGCCACCATCCGTGAAGCATGGCGTAAGGTTGATGCGTCCTATGGTAAGGAATCACCGGAAGTACAGGCGGGTGAATTTCTGGCACATATGGCGGAGAAACAGCCGAATAAATTCGTGGCGGCATGGGAGCGTGTTGTTGCCCTGGTCAAAGGGGTACTGCGTCGTACGGGGTTACTGAAACCGACGGAACTGAACGATATCAGACTTGTTCGCGAGACCATCCGTACGTTAGGCCAGCGTGTGCGGGAAGGTTACACGCCGCGTGAGGATGGCGCGGGCGCATCGTCTCAGTACTCCCGTAGTGGTAAACCTGATCCGTTCAAAGTGCCGGAAGGTGAGGGTGAACGTTATCGCGATGACCTTGCCAGAATGATGAAATCTCTGCGTACCACAGATTTAACGGTAAACATCGGGCGTACGCCGCCGGTATTGCGTCACCTTGGTGCACCGGATTTGCCGCTGGTTATTTCCCGCGATACTGTGCGGAAGGCCACCAATGGTGTGAAACATGTGGTGCCGATGGATGTTATCGAGAGACTACCGGAACTGATGCACGATCCGGATGCAATTTACCGTTCCGCGACAGAAAGAAATGCGGTTGTGATGCTGCTTGATGCCGTGGATAAAAATGGTGATCCGGTAGTGTCTGCGGTGCATATGAAGGCAACCCAAAAACTTCTGGAAGTTAACCGTATTGCTTCTGTTTACGGAACGGAAAACGGGAAAAAACTGAAGAGTATGGAAATGGCTGGCTTAACATTATACAGGAGAGAAAAACTAAACCCTGATGGTTCTCTGTACAGAGGGCTCCAATTGCCCAAAGATGAGCACTCCCGTCAGGGTTCTGCGGATAAAATACTCTATCCTGAAGATATTCGCAAGGGGCCGTATTACTCCCGTACCAGCAGTCTGACACCGGAAGAGACAATTGCATCGCGTTTTGTGCGCCAGATGCAGGATAAATTCCAGGTGCTGAAAGCTGTTCAGGAGAATATCCGTAAAACTGGTGGAAAAATAGACGACAGTAACAACGCTTATATGGCGGAAGAACTCTTCCACGGGAAGGCGGAAAACGACCTGAACGTGATGAAGGAGCGCTACGTTCAGCCACTGGCTAAATTACTGGCGGACTACAAAATTGCGCAGGCCGATCTGGATGAGTACCTCTACGCCCGTCACGCGCCGGAACGTAACGCGCATATCGCGAAAATCAACCCGAAAATGCCGGACGGCGGTTCGGGGATGACCAACGCGGAAGCGGCGGAAATCATGCAGCGTGTACGTAACAGCGGCAAACAGGCACAGTATGACCGTCTGGCAGGGATTGTTGACGATATGCTGGCCCGTCGCCGTGAGCTTATCCGTGAGGCCGGACTGGAAGAGAGCGGTGTGGTGGATGCTTGGCAGAACGCCTACCGTTACTACGTTCCCTTGAAAGGGCAGGATGTTGACGGTGTGGTGTCACTGCCCCGTACAGGTAAGGGCTTCACCATCGGTGGGCGTGAAAGTAAGCAGGCCATGGGGCGTGCATCCCGCGCACAGTCTCCGTCCACTCAGGCGATACAGGACTTGAGCGAATCGCTGATCCGCAGTCGCAAAAATGAAGTGGGTAACGCCTTCCTGAAGCTGGTGCAGGATAATCCCGATAAGGATTACTGGCAGGTATTCACTGATGACAGACCGGATACCATGCGTGTGATTGCAGAGCGCAAGGACCAGGAAACTGGTGAAACCATTCGCGAAGTTGTCGAGCGTCCGGTGGCGATGGCAATGATGGCAGACCGGTACTTCACCACCAAAAAGAACGGCAAAACGTACTACATCAAACTCCATGATCCGCGCCTGATGCGTGCGATGAAGAATATGGGACCGGAAACCAGTAACGCAGTAATCCGTACGCTGGGGAAAGTTAACCGCTTCCTGGCAACGGTGAACACGTCGTATAACCCGGAATTCCTGGTCAGTAACTTTATCCGTGACGTGCAGACAGCGGTGATGAATCTGAAGGCGGAGCAGGGAAGGAGCGACGGCAAACTGAAAGGGCTGGATAACTTATCCGCACTGGCTGTGGTGAAAGACAGCCGTTCTGCTATGTCAGCCGTATACGCCAGTCTGCGTGGCAAAAACCTCACGGGCAAAGGTGCGCAGTGGCAGAAGGTGTGGAAAGAGTTTGTTGAGGACGGAGGTAAAACCGGCTGGTTTAACATGGGTGACCTTGAAGGCCAGCAGAAGGAAATGGATCGCCTTGTATCGCTGGCGAAGGGAGGATGGAAAGGCCAGAGTATCGGTGCATGGAATTCGTTCCTTAACCTTGTCGAGGATGCCAACGGGGCGGTTGAAAATGCTCTGCGTCTTTCTGCCTATAAACACGCCCGTGATGCCGGTTTGTCACGCCAGCAGGCGGCGTCTCTTGCCAAAAACATGACGGTGAACTTTAATCGTCGTGGTGAGCAGGGAGCGCTGATGAACTCGCTGTATATGTTTGCCAACGCCAGCATTCAGGGGACGGCAAACCTGGTGAGAACGCTCGGACATCTTAATGGCGACGGGCCGTTACTGGAGCGCCTTCGCTGGAAGAATCTCAATGTACCGCAGAAAATCGCGCTTGCAGCTGTGGGTGCGGGTTATCTGCTTGGCTCGCTTAACCGCAGTGTTGCGGGGGAGGATGATGACGGGGTTAACTGGTATGACAAGGTGCCGTCTCATGTGAAAGAGCGTAACCTCGTCATTATGAAATCGGTGTTCGGGGGCAAGGCCGGAGAGTACTGGAGTATTCCTCTGCCTTACGGGTACAACGTTTTCTTCCTGCTCGGGCATACTGCTGAAGGTGTGGCGGCAGGTGACCTGACGGCGTCCCGTGCTGCCGGTAATGTTGTCGGTGGTATCCTGGGGGCATTCAGTCCTGTGGGCAGTGAAACGTCGGAAACACTGTCCGGGGCATTGCTGAAAAATGCAGCGCCGACCATTCTGCGTCCGTTTGCGAACCTTGCCATGAATGAAAACTTCATGGGGGCGCAGATTTACCAGGAGAACATGCCGTTTGGTACACCAAAACCTGACAGCCAGCTGGGAAGACGTTCAACGCCAGAAGCGTACAAGGCGTTTGCATCCTGGCTGAATGCGTTCTCAGGTGGCAGCCAGTATCGTCCCGGCGCGGTGGATATCACACCGGAATCGCTGAAATTCTGGATTGACTATATCTCCGGAGGGACAGGGCGCTTCATTTCCAAAACCACGGATGCGGCGGTGAAATCGCTGAATGGTATTGATATACCGGAGCAGCAGGTGCCTTTCCTGGGGAAAATTTCAGGTGAGGTGATGCCGTATACTGACCAGCAGAAGATGTACGACCGGATGACAGAGGTCGCGCAGTATCACGCAGAGCTGAAGAGTCTGAGCGGTGCAGAAAGAACGGCATTCATTGACGAGAACAACGGAAAATTGTCGATGAACGGGCTTATGCAGGATACCCGGAAGAGACTGAAGGATTTGCGCAAACAGCGCGATGCCATTTATGCCGACAGTTCTCTCAGTCTGGCGCAGCAGGCGGCGATAGTGAAATCGGTAGAGCGGGATATGAAGGTTGCCGTGGATCGCTTTAACCGCGAGTACAACAAAAAAGTGGGAGTGGATTAACAGAAATGGCCCCGTACGGAAGTGCGGGGCTGATTAAGGAATAAACACACATTAACCTGTAATAACCGGAGCTATTAACATATAGTCAGAAAGAGTATTTCATGTGAGACAGAGAGCCGATTTATGTTTAATGAAGAAAAAGTTGCGCAAATGGCAGCGTATTTGCTGAAAAAGCATGGCGGATCTATGCGTTTCATTAAGCTGATGAAGCTGATGTATCTCTCTGACCGCAAAGCAATGGAGTCTTTAACCGGGAAGGGGAGAGGTTTGAATGCTCCCCCACAATTCCCCGGCATCAAATCTCCATGCAGGTGAACTATTTTACCCCCAGCGGCAAATCGCAAAAACAATCAGTGCGATCGAAATGGCAGCCACTACAATTGCAAATGCTTCAGGCTAGGTCATTGGCGTACCTCCTTCGGCGGTTCTGGTAGCGGCATCCAGTGGGTTACTTCTTTGAGATGCAGGTCTTCGCCATCACCGTCATCCCAAGTGGGATTGCCATCATTAAACCAGTCGCCATATACGCCGACCTGAGTGTTGGGGATGCTTGGTGGGTAGTTGTTTTTAAAGTCAGCTGCTAACACATAGTATTGTCGCTCTCCCATTTCTGGCATTCGATCACTACAGCTTATCCAACCATCCGGAGTTACCGGAACTGGCGGAACGGCTGTTTGCTCTCGAACGTCATTAGTCGCTATCGGTTCTGCTGCCAACTGACTGGCATATTTGTTAATGGTAACGATAAGCTCTTGCTCAGCCTCATCCAGACAATCACCGATACCTCGCCTGTCACCGTCAAAATCATCGAAATCGGCACGAATCTTGGCAACCTTCTGGATTGCGGACAACACCTCACTAGGAATTACCGGATAGTTGGTTGACGTTTCCGCGATTTCCCGAAAATTATTGGTTGACGAATTCTTGTTTTCCCGAAAGTTTCCGGACTGAAGCATGGCGGCGCGGCAGGCATTCCAGCCTCTTACCTCTGCAATAGCGGCAACCGCATCAACCGCGTACATGCTAAGAGGATTAGGCATTGGTTTTTCTTCCGGTACTACTGGTGCTGGAGGGGCGGCGTAAATGCCCTCTATCACTAAATGTTTGCGCTCAAAATCATCTGGCTCTCGATGATATACGTAACTCCAATCACCAAGGTTATCATTGCGCCTGCAACGGAAACCTATCGGCTCGGCTTCCAGCGCTGCCAGAGCAATTCGTGCCAGTTCTTCCGCTTCTTCTGCTGGCAGTACAACGTTGCTACCAGGTCCGTATGTTTCGCGCCACTGTTTGATTGTCAGCAGTCGCCCTTTGGTAATAGTGATCATGCCGCGTTTCCTTCTTTCTTATTAACAATCACACCGTCATATATTTCATTAAGGTGCCCCCTCAACTCCATGCGCCTTAATGCAGATAACATGTAATCGCATTCAACCTGCTTATTTCCAGTAAATGGCTTATCGTCAGGATTACCCCAACAGCAATTACCCTTGGGCCACCCATGTACTTTCCGTACTCTTCCGTTAACAACGTGAAGTAACCCCCAGCCAGCTGGTAAATCCTCAATTGAAATAATTCCCGGCTCACTAATAAAGAATCGCCAGTCGCCCATTCCAAGAGACGGATTTTTACGAAAACGCTTTTTTCTATCTGCTAACAAGTCAGCACGAGAACACTTCGCCTCTATCAGGCATGATGCTGAATTTCTGAATCCCATAGCATCTGGCTGTTCTCCGGTACTGGTTACAGCTATAAAGCGGTCATGAAAACAAACCTTGAACCCGTTGCGCTTAAGGAACTTGTACGCAATCTGACAGAGTTCGCGGTGTGTTAGCGCCATATCACTCTCCTTTGATGCCAGTGTTTACAACCTGACAAGCCTCTTTGAGCACCCAGTCAACAGCGTCTTTCCATGCTCCGGTTTCGGCTGGCGGATTCTCACGTTTTACCTGCTCATAGAAGCCAGTCCTTCCGGCACTACTGGCGATGGCTGTTTAGCTTCTAAATCAGCAATTCTGTCAACCACGGCATCGACAGCATCTGAAAAACTGAAACAGTTACTCCACTCAGGCCTATCCCCGGTTGCTGCAAAGTACATATCAGCTAAAGCAGACTCAGCATGGTCACGCTCATTAATGAGTTGCTCTTCGCTTTTCTCCAGTTCTGCAATGCGCTTACTTCCATCCGCGATTACACCCTCGTAATATTCACGCTGCTCGTTGAGTTTTGATTTTGCTGCTTCCAGCTCAACGCGCAGCTTCCCTACCGTTAGCGCAATATCCTCGTTCTCCTGGTCGCGTGATTTGATGTATTGCTGGTTTCTTTCCCGTTCATCCAGCAGTGCCAAGACGGTAGCCGGATTGGCTGCTGCTATGAATCGCTTATTGGCGCGATTATCTGTTCCTGAGCATGATGCTATGTAGTAATTGGCGTTCAGTCCGGCATTGGCAATAACCCCATAGTCATCAGTACACCATTCGCCTGGTGTTGCATTTTCTGCCGCCAGCCGCAGTGCTTGATAGCTAACTCCGTTCACTTCACACCTCTCTGTTTGTTGATAAGTTCAATATCCTGCTGGCAACTTGCGCAAGCTCGGCATCCACGAACAGCCAGGCGTCGCCGCTCATCTATCGGATCGCCACACTCGCAACAATGAGTAGCAGATGGGGCATTACTATCGGATTTGTATTTTTGCAGGGAGAGATTGCGCTGCAATTCTTCGATTTCAGCGGCATTGTCGACGATATCTGCCATTTTCCTTTCCTTCAGGCATGAAAAAAGGAGCCGAAGCTCCTTTGGTATCAGAATTCAAATTGTCTTGCCCGCAGGCTTTTCAGCATTGGCATGGCCCGCTGGATAACGGAACTTGACATGTCGAGACGTGTTACCTCCCTCAGTAGCGCGTCTCTGTTCTTCGTCACCATGTAGATGGTCTCAAACGCAATGTCATACAGCTTGTTCGTGTATGAGGAGTTCAGCTCTTTCATAATGGGATACAGGTGTTTGCTGATGTCCTGGGCTTTTTCCATCCAGAGCTGCATGTAGCAAAGGAGGATGATTTCCTCGGCTGTGAATTGCGGCTGTGGTTCTGCTTGTACTGGCTGAATGTTGCGAAGTTTCTTTTCGCACTCGATGAAGTAGCGGCGTATCTGGCGGCCTTTTTCGTTACGTTCAACCATCGCAAGCTCTTTGGCTGTGTCGAGGGTGAGGTGGTAATCCTTGCGGCGGCGGCCTGGAGTTTTCGCCAAATTTGGCGAAAATAGAATGTAGTCTAAATTTTCTACGAATCCATACTCGTTTAGCCTGGCCCGTATCCAGTTAGAAAAATCTTTACCTACCTCTAAAAATCCATGCAAATCACGCGCGTTCACCAGAAGCGTAGGTTCATTTGAGATTGTACCTTCAAACACAGGGATGAGTTGAGTGGTCATGATGACCTCCTTATTTGTTTAGTTTATAACCGCCAGTTAGTAGCTGGCGGTCGGGTGTCAACTGAGCCAAATAAGAAGCTCTGGGCATATTCCCCTTGCGGGTGTTGTATTACGCCTCTCCACCCGACCTTTGTACGGATGTAACTATGCCAAATTGCAGGCATAAAAAAGCCGCAAAGCTATCGGGTGCGGAGACCGCTTATTTGTTCAGTGCGATCAGTATGCGATAGCTCTGACGGATTTGTCAAATCGTGCAGTAACATCCTTTTCTTCCTTGCCATTTCTCAATGATGACAAAGGGTGGATTCGGATTGGTATTGGGACAAAAGTGAGACACACAAAGCTTTGCATCGGCTTACAAAGCTTTGCATGTTTTTCAATGTTGGGACGTGTGAGCGCAGAAATGACGGGCTATCTAATTGATTTTAAACGATACGTAACCAACTTTAAAATCTTTGCACGCCAGTTCGCAGGTTTTACAGCCAGTACAGCGGCTGGAATCGATAAAAAATCCATATTGTGTGGTCATGGGCTACTCCTTAAACCTTTTCGATCTGGACAAGATTGCTGTGCGACGGGTTTCCCTTTGCCAGCGGTGAAGGGCGGTGAGAGGTCAGAATATTGATACTGCCGCCGTGATCGACCCGGTCACCAAACATATCCGCTTTAAGCCACGCACCTTGCCCGATGGCGGTAACGCCAGGCAGAATACGCGGAGTCACTTTTGCGGCAATCAGCATTTCTCCATTATTGTTAAATACCCGCACGGTATCGCCATGACGGATACCGCGTGCCTGAGCATCAATGGGGTTGATCCACACCTCTTGTGGGCAGGCCTGCTGTAACACATCAATATTGCCGTAGCTGGAGTGGGTACGCGCTTTGTAGTGGAAGCCCGTTAACTGCAGTGGATAGGTTTTCCGCAGGGGATCGTCCCAGCCATCAAAACCTGGGGTATACGCAGGAAGGGGATGAATAATTTCATCTTTTTTCAATTCCCAGGTATCTGCAATCTTCGCCAGTCGTTCCGAATAAATTTCGATTTTCCCCGAAGGTGTTTTCAACGGGTTTGCCTGTGGATCTTCACGGAATGCGCGGAAAGCGACGTAGTGTTCTTCCGGGCATTTTTTCTTAAAGATCCCGGTCGTTTTCATCTCCTCGTAGTCGGGCATCTCAGGGTTACGTTCCTTCGTTTTCGCATGGAGATATTTGATCCATTCATGCTGACTGCGACCTTCAGTAAAGGTTTGATAAACGTCTGGTCCTAAGCGTTTGGCGACTTCACTCAGCATCCAGTAGATGGGTTTGCGTTCAAATTTTGCTGAGGTTGCGGGTTGGGCGAGGATCACATAGCCCATATTCCCTGCAGATTCATGAGAGATAAGGTCTTCTTGCTCTGTTGGCATCAGGTCGGGCAACAGGATATCGCAATACTTAGCCGAGGCCGTCATGAAGTGGTCAATGCCAACAATCATCTCGCACTTGCTGTCATCCTGAAGCACCTCATGGGTGTGATTGATGTCGCCATGTTGATTGATCAATGTGTTACTGGCGTAGCACCATAAAAACTTGATGGGGACATCCAGTTTTTCTTTTCCACGAACACCATCACGGGTCGCGGTCATTTCCTTACCATGGTCGATGGCATCTGTCCATGTAAAGACGGAAATCTGCGTTTTAACAGGGTTCTCAAGCATCGGGAACCATTCTACCCCCAGATCCCAGCTACCTTCGCGTACACCTGAGTTGCCGCCGTTTATGCCGACGTTACCGGTGAGAACGGAAAGCATGGCAATAGCGCGGGACGTTTGCTCGCCGTTGGAATGTCGTTGTGGCCCCCAACCCTGACAAATATAAGCAGGTTTTGCTGAACCGATCTCTCGTGCCAACTGGATAATTTTTTCTGCCGGGATGCTGGTGATTTTTGCTGCCCATTCCGGCGTTTTAGCTATGCCGTCAGGCCCTTCGCCCAGAATATAGGCTTTATAATGCGCGTTACGTGGTGCGTTGGCGGGCAGAGTTTTTTCATCGTAACCAACACAATATTTGTCGAGAAATGGCTGATCGACCATGTTTTCAGTAATCAGTACCCAGGCAATCGCACAGGCCAGTGCGCCATCGGTGCCTGGGCGAATGGGCAGCCATTCATCTTCACGCCCGGCAGCTGTGTCGTTATAACGTGGATCGATGACGATCATGCGTGCGTTTGAACGTTCGCGGGCTTGCTCGACGTAGTAAGTGACACCACCGCCGCTCATCCGCGTTTCTGCCGGGTTATTTCCGAACATAACGACCAGTTTCGTATTGGCGATATCATCCGGGCTGTTGCCATCATTGGCACCGAACATATAACTCATTGCGGCACTGATCTGTGCGGTACTGTAGCTGCCATAGCGACTGAGAAAACCACCGCAAGAGTTCATCAGACGGTACGGGACGTTTGAGTTGGTGATGTTTCCGCCATCTACGCCTGTTCCGTACAGGACATGTACAGCCTCATTGCCGTAATCTTTCAGGATCCGCCGAAGATTATCACTGATGGTATCCAGGGCTTCGTCCCAACTTATCCGTTCAAATTTACCTTCACCGCGCTTGCCGACGCGCTTCATGGGATATTTCAACCTATCAGGATGATTCATCCGTCGGCGGATAGAGCGCCCGCGTAAACACGCTCGAACCTGATGGTTACCGTAGACGTCGTCACCTGTCGTATCAGACTCCACCCAGTACACGGTGTCATCTTTCACATGCAAACGTAACAGACAGCGGCTCCCGCAGTTAACGGTGCAGGAACTCCAGACCGCTTTCTCTTCTACCGGAGCCTCTGCCGCCCGGACCATTTGGGAAAATGGCAGAGTGAAAGCACTGCTTGCCAGCGCAAGACTGCCAAGTGCGGAGGTTTTCATCAGACTTCTACGGCTGATTTCAGCCTTCATGAGCGCCTCTGTGGTATGGATTTTCATCATTACTCACTTATTGCTTTTCAAACAAAATGTCATGCCAGAATTTATGGTTGTCGTGGGTTATATTTTTTCGATCTCGACCAGATTAGTGTGCTGCGGGTTTCCCTTCGCCAGTGGTGAAGGGCGCAGAGTGGTTAGCGTATTCACACAGCCGCCATGGTCGATTTTATCGCCAGACATATTGGCCTCGTGCCAGGCTCCCTGGCCCATAGCGCTAACTCCAGGGAGAATACGTGGTGTTACTTTGGCTGGTAGCCGAACTTCGCCACGATGGTTAAACACCCGCACCATATCGCCGTTGGCAATCCCACGTTTCTGCGCATCTATAGGGTTGATCCACACCTCCTGACGGCAGGCAGCCTTCAGGAGATCAATATTGCCGTAGGTCGAGTGAGTACGGGATTTGTAATGGAAACCAAACAGTTGCAGTGGGAAGGTTCTACGTTCAGGGGAGTTCCAGCCTTCAAAGGTTGAGGCATAAACTGGCAATGGGCTTATCACTTCATCTTTTTCCAGTTCCCAGGTACGGGCAATTTCCGCCAGCCTGCTGGAATAAATTTCAATCTTACCGGAAGGCGTTTTAAGTGGATTTGCCTCGGGGTCGTCACGAAATGCTTTGTAGGCGACAAAATGGCCATTGGGATCTTTACGCTTATAGATACCCATTTTTTTCAGTTCGTCGTAAGACGGTAACGCCGGATCTTTGGCAAGCATTTTGGCGTACAGATGTTGTAACCATTGTTCCTGCGTGCGACCTTCTGTGAACTTTTGATAGACGTCAGGTCCAAGACGTTTCGCGACTTCACTCAGGATCCAGTAAATCGGTTTGCGTTCGAATTTTTCGCTGGTGACAGGCTGGAGGAAAATGAGATATCCCATGTTACCGGCGTAGTCGTTAGGAATAATATCTTCCTGCTCAACGGTCATCAGGTCTGGCAGCAGAATGTCGGCATATTTTGCCGATGAGGTCATAAAGTTTTCGATGATCACAATCATTTCGCATTTCGATTCGTCCTGCAGAATTTCATGCGTTTTGTTGATGTCAGAATGCTGATTAACGAGGGTATTTCCCGCGTAGTTCCAGATGAACTTAATGGGCACATCCAGTTTATCTTTGCCGCGGACGCCGTCGCGGATTGCCGTCATTTGCGGACCATGATCGATAGCATCTGTCCAGCTGAAGCAGGAGATTGACGTTTTGACCGGATTATCCAGCACCGGCAGGCGTTCTATGGTAATGGTATAGGTCGATTCACGCGCGCCACTATTTCCGCCGCTGATGCCGACATTGCCCGTCAAAATAGGTAACATAGCAATAGCGCGTGCAGTCAGTTCGCCGTTTGCCTGGCGTTGCGGCCCCCAGCCCTGGCAGATATAAGCGGGTTTTGCTGTGCCAATTTCACGCGCCAGTTTGATGATACGGTCTACCGGGATACCGGTAATTTGCGAAGCCCACTGCGGCGTTTTCGCTGTGTTATCATCACCTTCACCAAGAATATAGGCTTTATAGTGACCATTTTTGGGTGCATCTGCGGGTAAGGTTTTTTCGTCATAGCCGACGCAGTATTTATCGAGAAAAGGTTGATCAACGAGATTTTCGTTAATCAATACCCAGGCAATACCCGCAACCAGCGCGGCATCGGTGCCCGGGCGAATAGGGAGCCATTCATCTTCACGACCAGCAGCCGTATCGGTATATCGCGGATCGATAACAATCATTTTGGCGTTCGATTTCTCGCGCGCTTTTTCAAGAAGATAAGTGATGCCACCGCCGCTCATGCGGGTTTCTGCCGGGTTGTTACCAAACATCACGACCAGCTTGCTGTTTTCAATATCCGTGGTGCTGTTGCCATCATTACTGCCGTAGGTGTAGGGCATGGCACAGGAAATTTGCGCGGTGCTGTAGGAGCCATACTGATTGAGTGAACCGCCGTAGCAGTTCATCAGGCGTTTGACCGCCGAGGCTGATGGCGAAGAGCGGGTCATATTGCCGCCAACAATCCCCGAAGAGTACTGAATATATACAGCCTCATTGCCATATTGTTCGACGGTTTTTTTCAGGCTACTGGCGATAGTATCCAGGGCTTCATCCCAGCTAATCCGTTCGAATTTGCCTTCACCGCGTGTACCCACGCGTTTCATTGGGTAATTCAAGCGATCGGGATGATTAATACGCCGGCGGATGGAGCGACCGCGCAAACAGGCGCGTACCTGATGGTTGCCGTACTCATCGCTGCCGGTATTGTCAGTTTCCACCCAGGTCACTTCATTATCTTTAACATGTAGACGAAGTGCACAGCGGCTACCACAGTTGACGGAACAGGCACCCCAGATCACTTTTTCGCTGGCCTGTTGTACCGTTGCCGCTGCACTGCGCAGGGTGAACGGTAAAGAAAAACCGCCTGCAGCCAGCGCCAGAGAACCTATCGCGGTTGATTTAACGAGTGTTCTGCGGCTGATGCCCACCATTCGGTCATTTTTGGACATAACTCACTCCCTGTTCTTTATCGTTATATAAATGTTTATATATTGAATATTTAGCGCGCTAACAATAGAGGGAGTCTACCCATTTTGGGTTAAGAATTATTAATCCATATCAATAGAAGGGTATGAGTAATAAGGTGGGATTATGTTGTATGTTCAAATCGCCGGATGTGTCGTATCCGGCGTTCAGTCGATAATGTATTACTGCGGTTCGGCAGGCGCGCCATCCTGGGTAGACTGCGCGGGAGCAGAGACGTTACCGCTGGTGGTGCGGGTATAGAGAATTTTATGCGTATCATTAGCGCAATGGCCGACGACCTGGGAATCAGGCTGATCAACCTGGTCATTGGGTACAATACTTAACGTGAAGCTGCTTTCGGGTACGCCATTATTGATAATGCGCTGTGATATATCGCTCTGTATGCGCTCACAGGATCCCGGCGCGGCGAGTACCACGGGTGAGGCGAGGGCGAGCAGAAGCGCGGCACAGCAGGTTGAGAGTTTCATCATAAGCTCCTTACGCGAAGATAACTTCTTTAAGCATAGCATTTAACGTGTAAAGTACTGTATTTGCTACTATGATTGAGAATCATCTCTACTCTCTGGTGACTGTTGTGAAATACAAATTACTACCATGCTTACTCGCGATATTCCTCACAGGATGTGACCGCACAGAGGTAACACTTTCATTTACCCCTGAGATGGCCAGTTTCTCTAATGAATTCGATTTTGATCCGCTGCGTGGTCCGGTAAAAGATTTCACTCAGACATTAATGGATGAGCAAGGTGAAGTGACGAAACGTGTTTCTGGGACTTTGTCGGAAGAAGGCTGTTTTGATTCACTCGAATTACTGGATCTGGAAAATAATACCGTGGTCGCTCTGGTACTGGATGCCAATTATTACCGTGATGCCGAGACGCTGGAGAAGAGAGTACGTTTACAGGGAAAATGCCAGCTAGCAGAATTACCTTCTGCCGGGGTGAGTTGGGAAACCGATGATAATGGCTTCGTGATTAAAGCCAGCAGCAAACAAATGCAGATGGAATATCGCTATGATGATCAGGGTTATCCGCTGGGTAAAACCACGAAAAGTAACGACAAAACATTATCTGTCAGCGCCACGCCATCAACGGATCCGATCAAAAAATTAGATTACACAGCGGTTACTTTACTGAATAATCAACGAGTTGGTAATGTAAAACAGAGCTGTGAATATGACAGTCACGCCAATCCGGTGGACTGTCAGCTGATCATTGTTGATGAAGGAGTAAAACCCGCCGTCGAACGGGTTTACACCATCAAAAATACGATCGATTATTATTAATGCTATTGTGCGGTCGGCTTCAGGAGAGTCTGACCCGGTGTTTTGTGCTCTGCCAGATACTGATGCTGGAATATACACATGCGAATGGCATTACGATATTGACCATTAATAAAGAACTCGTGCATCAATTCACCTTCAACCGTAAAGCCAAGCTTGCGGTAAATGTGAATCGCTTTTTCATTCTCTTTATCGACGATCAGATACAGCTTATAGAGATTGAGAACGGTGAAGCCATAGTCCATTGCTAATTTGGCGGCACGGGTTGCCAGACCTTTCCCCTGATACTCCGGGGAGATAATTATCTGAAATTCTGCCCGGCGATGTACATGGTTAATTTCCACCAGCTCCACCAGACCGGCTTTTTCGCCGTCACATTCCACCACAAAGCGTCGTTCGCTCTGATCGTGAATATGCTTATCATACAGATCAGAGAGTTCAACAAAGGCTTCGTAGGGTTCCTCAAACCAGTAACGCATCACACTGGCGTTATTGTCGAGTTGATGTACATAGCGTAAATCTTCACGCTCCAGCGGGCGTAGCTTAACACTGTGGGCGCTTGGCATAACGTGTCCTTACATTCCTTAAATCAATAACAGGTTAGGGGGTAATAACGCGGCCAGTTCGACGGTCCAGGCAGCGCAAAGTATTTGGCTCCCAGTAGGCATTGATGTTGGCGCTTTGCTCACATTTATCGCGGTTATCAAAAGCGGCGTCGGCTTTATCCCACTCTTTTTCAGTGCGTTTATTCACTTTCTGACGCAGATTGCGCGTGTCATTCCATTGCTCTTTTTCCATAGCGGCGTGCTGGCGGCTTTGTGCACTGTCGCCAGACTCAATCACCAGTTTGTTAGTTTCGGCATGAACAGTTGTGCTCAGTGCCAGTGCGCAAGGCAGCAGAAAAGCGAGCAGGCCGATTCGTTTGCTGAGAGTGATTTTCATAATTCATTCCCTGTATGAATGATTAAAGGAGATTCTACACCATCCACTGCGAACGCAAAACGTACCAGGAGGGTGTTTATATTGATGATATTATGTCGCCCTATAACTATACATGATGTCAATAAGTGACAAAGATGATTAAAACAACGTTACTATTTTTTGCTACTGCGCTGTGTGAAATTATTGGATGCTTTCTGCCCTGGTTGTGGTTAAAACGAAACGCCAGTATCTGGCTGTTGCTTCCGGCGGGGATTTCACTGGCGCTGTTTGTCTGGTTGTTAACGTTGCATCCAGCGGCGAGTGGGCGTGTTTACGCGGCTTATGGTGGCGTTTATGTCTGCACGGCGTTGATGTGGCTGCGCGTTGTGGATGGCGTGAAACTGACTCTTTATGACTGGACGGGTGCGTTGATTGCGCTTTGCGGCATGTTGATCATTGTTGCGGGCTGGGGGCGCACGTAGGAACATAAATCCATTTTATCAATAAGATAAGAGGAAGTGTCAGCTGACAAAAGGTATTCTATTTCATCTTTTGTCAACCATTCACAGCGCAAATATACGCCTTTTTTTGTGATCACTCCGGCTTTTTTCGATCTTCATACTTGTATGGTAGTAGCTCAGTTGCGTAGATTTCATGCATCACGACAAGCGATGCAAGGAATCGAACATGAAGATCGTAAAGGCTGAAGTTTTTGTTACCTGTCCGGGGCGTAATTTCGTCACATTAAAAATCACCACTGAGGACGGTATTACGGGCCTTGGGGATGCCACCCTCAATGGACGTGAGCTTTCCGTGGCCTCTTATTTGCAGGATCACCTTTGTCCGCAGCTTATTGGTCGCGATGCGCACCGTATCGAAGATATCTGGCAGTTTTTCTATAAAGGTGCTTACTGGCGTCGCGGTCCGGTTACGATGTCGGCCATTTCAGCGGTTGATATGGCGCTGTGGGATATTAAAGCCAAAGCTGCCAACATGCCGCTTTACCAGTTACTCGGCGGCGCGTCTCGTGAAGGGGTGATGGTTTATTGCCATACCACCGGTCACAGTATTGATGAAGCTCTGGATGATTATGCCCGTCATCAGGAGCTGGGATTCAAAGCCATCCGCGTGCAGTGCGGAATCCCTGGTATGAAAACCACCTACGGCATGTCGAAAGGTAAAGGTCTGGCTTATGAACCCGCAACCAAAGGACAGTGGCCGGAAGAGCAGCTGTGGTCGACGGAGAAATACCTCGATTTCATGCCGAAATTGTTTGACGCGGTACGTAACAAGTTTGGTTTTAATGAACATTTGCTGCATGACATGCACCATCGCTTAACGCCTATTGAAGCGGCGCGCTTTGGTAAAAGCATTGAAGATTATCGCATGTTCTGGATGGAAGACCCGACGCCTGCAGAAAACCAGGAATGCTTCCGTCTCATTCGCCAACATACCGTCACACCCATCGCAGTGGGTGAAGTCTTCAACAGCATCTGGGACTGCAAACAACTGATTGAAGAGCAACTCATCGATTATATCCGCACCACGCTGACCCATGCAGGCGGAATTACCGGTATGCGCCGGATTGCCGATTTTGCTTCGCTGTATCAGGTACGTACTGGCTCACACGGTCCTTCCGATTTGTCACCAGTCTGCATGGCTGCAGCGCTGCACTTTGATCTGTGGGTCCCCAATTTCGGTGTCCAGGAATACATGGGTTATTCCGAACAAATGCTCGAAGTCTTCCCGCACAACTGGACTTTCGATAACGGCTATATGCATCCGGGAGACAAACCGGGTCTTGGCATCGAATTCGATGAAAAGCTGGCGGCGAAATATCCCTATGAACCTGCTTATCTACCAGTCGCACGTCTGGAAGATGGCACGCTGTGGAACTGGTAAGGAGTAAGATAATGAAAAGCATATTAATTGAAAAACCGAATCAACTGGCGATTGTCGAACGTGAAATACCCACCCCGTCAGCGGGTGAAGTACGAGTAAAAGTGAAACTTGCCGGAATTTGTGGTTCTGATAGCCATATTTATCGTGGGCATAATCCTTTTGCGAAATATCCGCGCGTCATTGGACATGAATTCTTTGGCGTCATTGATGCGGTGGGTGACGGCGTGGAAAGCGCCAGAGTCGGTGAACGTGTTGCTGTCGATCCGGTGGTCAGCTGTGGGCATTGCTATCCGTGCTCTATAGGTAAACCGAACGTTTGTACGACACTTGCTGTATTAGGTGTGCACGCTGACGGTGGTTTCAGTGAATATGCCGTGGTTCCGGCAAAAAATGCGTGGAAAATTCCTGAAGCAGTGGCCGATCAATATGCGGTGATGATCGAACCTTTTACCATTGCGGCTAACGTAACCGGACATGGTCAACCGACTGAAAATGATACCGTTCTGGTTTATGGTGCCGGTCCAATCGGCCTGACGATCGTTCAGGTATTAAAAGGCGTCTATAACGTTAAAAATGTGATTGTTGCCGATCGCATTGATGAACGACTGGAAAAAGCGAAAGAGAGCGGGGCAGACAGGGCGATTAATAACAGCCAGACACCGCTTGGCGAGATTTTCGCTGAAAAAGGCATCAAGCCGACATTAATTATCGATGCGGCTTGTCATCCTTCTATCCTGAAAGAGGCCGTAACGCTGGCTTCTCCAGCGGCACGTATTGTATTGATGGGCTTCTCCAGTGAACCGTCTGAAGTGATTCAGCAAGGAATTACCGGAAAAGAACTCTCTATTTTCTCTTCACGCTTAAATGCAAATAAATTTCCGGTTGTTATCGACTGGTTAAGTAAAGGGTTAATTAAACCAGAAAAATTAATTACCCATACGTTTGATTTCCAGCATGTTGCTGATGCCATTAGTTTATTTGAACAGGATCAAAAACATTGCTGCAAAGTCTTACTCACTTTTTCTGAATAATACCAATAACGGCGAGTAAGTAGTACGCATCTTACCTCTTTTTTAGAGATAACCATTATGACAATAGAAAAACATGAAAGAAGCACTAAGGATTTGGTGAAAGCAGCAGTATCGGGATGGCTGGGCACTGCGCTTGAATTTATGGATTTCAAGAGTCATACGTGTCAACTATTTGATAAATATTAAATTAATTTTTCATTGCTTCGTTATGGGGCATGGTTGGGGCAAACTCGCTTAACTGTGTATTTAACAAAGCTACCTGTGCATTATTGTTTTCAGACATCCATTTTCCGTATACCTGAAATACCATTTGCGCATCTGCATGGCCCATCTGGTTTGCTATAAATGCCGGGTTAGCACCAGCTGTCAGCGACCAGCAGGCATAAGTATGTCTCGACTGATATGATTTTCGATGGCGGAGTCCGGCACGTTTTATCGCTGCGTCCCACATCTGCCTTATTGAGTCAACGGTAAAATGGTCACCATAATTTTTTACTCTCGCTGACACTTCAGGTTGAAAAACAAAGGTGCATTTATGTTTTTCTGTTCTGCCATACTCTCTGAGGTGAACATCAATGATATGCTCTTTGCTCAGTCTCGTTAATGTCATCTGACTCCGGAGAGCGTCGATTGCTGGCTTAATAAGATGAATGACCCGATTGGTTCCCGCCTGTGTTTTTGGTACCGTGAAACGGTCTTTTGCTAAATTTCTCCTGATCATCATTGTTCCATTTTTCAGATCTATGTCCTCCCATCCAAGTGCACACAGCTCACCAGGGCGAACGCCAGTATAAACAGAAACACACCATAAATTTTTGGCTTGCTGATTTCTGCACGCATCGATAAGACGGATGAATTCCTCCCGCGAAAGAGGATCCGGAATGGTTCTTGATTCCTTTAATGGCGAGATCCCCTTAAACGGGTTATCTGCCAGGTAACCGTTATCAACACCAAACTGGAACACGGCGTTAAGATTTGTCATGTAATTATTTACAGTTACAGCCGATCTCCCTGGTTGTGTAACAATATAGTTACTTTTGGGGATCTGGTATCCAGTCAGTAGCTCTTTACGAACCTCCAGTAATTTTTCTTTATTAATCGATGAGGCAAGATTTTTTTCACCGATTATGCTCAGGATATTTTTGATGACGGCACGGTATGTGTTGAGTGATGTTTTTGCGACTTCAGTTTCTTTCAGTGCCAGAAATTTTTCAGCCAGTTCTTTTATGGTTAAATCTTGTCGGGTCTCACCAAATTTTTCCAGATTGCGTGAGGAGGGAAACTGTTTTGCATAGTCGAAAACACCAGTTTTTATTGCGTAACAAACAGAGGCGCGTAGCTCACCTGCAACGCGCCTGTTTTTTGCTGTGTCAGGAACCCCCAGGTTTTCCCTGACTCTTACGCCTTTATAAACAAACCAGATACGTAATTTCCCTCCATGGTTTTCCACGCCTGTCGGATATTTCATTTCAACTTCTCTCATTAGTTAGTGTGGCTTTTAGTCAAGTAAGATGACGTCTTGGTCTTGCTGATGCCTGGCGCTCAATCCAGCGATCAATTTCTTCCAGGTTGTAAAAGCATGGACTGTTATCCCATGGCATACCGTCATGAGCGACATGCTTATATTCCCTTCCTTCCATAAACGATTTTTCCCGGGCCTTTTTTAACGTACCTTTTTTTATTCCTTTCAGCGCAATTAACTGCTCTTCGGATACCCATTTGCCGGGAGAGACAATCATGATTACTTCGCTCATCGATTTCTTTATCTCTTACATCAGACGAGCGCCGGTTGCAGAATACCAGTCACAACCGGCGACAGTTGAACATTAAGAATCAGCCTGACTCGGGATCAGTTTTTGCCAGATAACTGAAACGTATTTTGCCTGGTAACGGGCGTCATCAAGTGCATTATGGCGCTCACCTTCGAATGGAATAGCCGTTCTGGCATCGAAGTCTATGGCTTTCCCCAGCTCAACGATTGTGCGTACATCGCGATCGTTGTAGTAACGCCACGGGCAGGGGATCCCCTGCCGTTCGTATGAACGGCGCAAAATCGTGTTGTCGAAGTTGGCTCCATTTCCCCAAACCTGAACAAAAAATTCACCGGAGTTTTCGTCGATAAATTCCCGCAATTGTAACAGTGCATCATCTAACGGGATTTCATCGGTCATAATGGCAGATTGCGCTTCGCGTGATTGCTTAAGCCACCATTTAATGGTGTCCCGATCAATGACTCCGCCAGCAGTTTCCAGATCGATAGTCTTACTAAATTCCGGTCCCATATCTCCGGTTTGCGGATCGAAAAATATTGCACCTATTGAGATGATCGGGGCATCAGGATTTTTTCCCATGGTTTCAAGGTCGATCATTAGATGGTCACACGTCCTGCTGGTGGATGTGATTTCGTGATGACCGTTCACCTTAATTGGGTGATCTGCCGTCTCGCCAGTTTCATTATCGCTATTGTGATGCTGATTGCCGCCAGTGTTCTCCTTGTGTGGATGTTCAGCGCCTTCCATTTCCTCCGGATCATCTTCCTGAACTTCAACCTGATACTCTTCATCGAATGTTTCTTGGTATGTTGCGTCGCCCATCACCGCGCCACAATCAGGGCAGTTGCCGCCGCCGGTCTGACCGCAGGCGGTGCAGGCCTTTTCCACTTCCTGGTGCGCCACTGGTTCAGGCTGTTTCGTTTCTGGCTCGTTTTGTAACGCATTTGGACTGTTTTGTTCCGCTTTTTGGTAGTTCCGTTCCGATTCATGCTGGTTCTGGTTCACAGAATCGCGGGTCTGGATCCCCTTAACCCATTTCGGATCATTCGGGTCACTAATCCCTTCAACAAATTCACCACGTGATGCAGCAAGCAACTTATCGGCGTCAGGCTGGCTGATATTGGCTGCCTGCATAATTTTGTTTACTTCGTCAGCGGTAACTTTTATCGGCTCTGGTTGTTCTGAATCTTCAGCGGTATCTACATTTTGCGGTAAGCCCGTGTATGTGCCATTTTTTCGGGCAAAATATTCTTCTTTTGTGATTTCAGTGGCGCCAGCAGCCACTGCCTTATCCAGACCAGAAAGTTTGTTTGCGCGACCGTATTTTTCTCCGTCCTTATCTGCGAAGAGGAAATAGAACGGCCCCTCACGCTCTACAGATGGTTCAGCTTCCGGCGCGGTTTCATTTTTTGGGATATCAGATACCTCAGTTTCCACTGCATCAGTTTGTGTTTCTGATGACTGGAGAACATCAACAGTGCCCAGGTCTGTTTCTTCATTCTCAAACACGCCCTTTGTCGTCAGGTATTCGCAGATATATTTGTTCAGTGCTACGGGATCTTTGTGAATGTCGATCGGACGCTCACGGACAAGGCCAAAAATAGTTTGGCGGTCGTAGCGAAGGGCATCAGGCTGTTTGCGCATTGATGCCGAGATACGCTTCCAGTCTTCGCGGTCGTTGTCGATAACTTCTTTTTTTGCCCAGCGATGGATGCTGCCGTCAATGTTTCCGGCATCCACATCACCAGGCCAGAGAGCGTAGGCCAGTTCGTCATCCAGTGTTTTCCATGTCTGCTTGTATTCGCGATGAATGGCAGCAATGACCGGGCTGATTTTTCCTGTTGAATTTTCAGTGTACTGTTGATTGGCTCTGGCGCGGGCGAGATCAACAACAGACGTGTATTTTCCGGTTTCCTTGCGTTCACCTTCGCGACGTTTTTTCCAGATGCGCATCTCTGCCTGAATTTCGGGCCATTTAGCACCAGGAATACATTTATGCTTAACCCACCCAATGGCGTGCAACTTAAGCTCCGGATACATGGCGTTAACTTCTGGCATTTTCATCAACGCTTCAACGATATGTCCGTCGAATGTTGCCATGTCTTCCTGCAACAATTCCTGTGCGCTAATAACCATATCAACGGTGATGTTTTCACATGTGTCGAACTTAACCATGACAGCGTTCTGTACTTCAGGGGCCAGCTTGTCAAAAGTGACGTTCATCGGATCGGATTCAGTCTCAACCGGGACAAAAGAAGCAGACTCCTCATCCCAGCGGTTTTCCTGCATATATTCAGCATCCCATGAATCGAGGGCAGGGCGGGGTATGCCAGGTTTATCCTCGCAGACAATAAATTTATAAGCGCAGTCCTGAGCAGCCGGATAATGTTCCAGGAACTGCCAGTGAAATTTTGCTCGAGCACGGCGTTCGTCGCCAGCTTCAATGGCTGTGGCTACAGCCACAGCGCCTTCTTCCCTTGTTGCCAGTTCGTCAGGAATAGCGGCGCAAATAAAGACTTTACTCATTTTGTTTTAACCTCATGACAGATTTAAGGATGAACAAATCCCTGCCATTGCTGGCATATAAGAATGAAACCGGATATTTATTACGGAACTGTTTTAAAGACCTGCCGGGATTTCGATATTATCCTGGTGAATAACTTTATCGACCGGGTAACAGTTACCGGGAATTTTCTGTTCGGTTGCTGCAGTCATACACTCCTGCATTGTCCTGTGAACACTGACTGCAATATCAACTGGCACTCCGGAAACAAGAAAAACTGTCAGAACAAGCGCAAATGCTGAATTCATTGTGCACATCCTTTTGGCATCAGACGTAAACGAGCCAGCATTGAAACAATGCATATTTTATTTAATAGCTCCCGTTCTTGTTTTCTCTTGTTAATGGCATCTTCAGTAAATACAGGGTTACTGATAGTGACACCAATTTCAAAACAACCTTCAGACGTATTAACGTTTGGTAATAACGTTTTCATTATCGCGTCCTCAACAATGAATTTTGTGATGCAGTGCCTGGTGCCTCCAGGTGACGTTAACCAGTTAACAATTAACGTCGGATACAGAGAATCCACCCATAACACTGTTTTTGGTTTTAACTGTTCCGCGTGCGCTTAGCCGTATTCACCGCATCACAAAATTCACTTTAAAAAGGGCGGCAGAGCAGTCACGGAGTAAAACTGATACCGCCAAACGTCACCAGAAAATTGATAACAGAGGGCGTTGCAGCGGGGTTGTCACTTAAGCGTATGGTCAACCTGACAACCCGGTGTCCTCAACGGGGAAGGAATAACCCCGCCATACTTACCGCCGCGCCATTTTGCGGGTTGCCACAACCGGAAGCGCACGGTCGAATTAAATTTAACGACACCGTACAGTGAGACGAACTTCGCCGTGCGCTTTCGTGTTGTGTGCCTGCTTTTAACCACGTCAGGCGAGGTGGTATCCTTAAAATCACCACAGTTTTAAGGATTCATTAAGCAATGTCGCAACCACCAATAAATCCGCTTAAGAACATGAAAATTGATTACTGGTATAAAGCTCTTACAGTTGTTGGCGCTGCGTTGTTTGTCTTTAATGGAACGTCTTTTTTTGACAGATATCCCGTTGTTCCATTGGGTTTTTTGTCCTCCGGCATCTTTTTTATTGGTTTGGGGGAGTGGATTAATCACCCTCTCATAGTGAGATTTATTGGTCCTGGAGTTTGGACTCGTGGATATAATCGTTCTTCGTGCGCACTCGGTATCATCTTCGACATACTTGGTTGTTTCCTGATTGTTACAGGAGTCGTCAAGTTCTTCTGATGTAAAACCGCAAATGGGGCACGTAACGGGAATTTTGAAAAGCGTTTCTCCGGGTTCCAGAACAAAATTTTCTGCGGTCTGATTTTGCTTCTCATATTTGTGCTCCGCGTCATTGTGAGAGCACATTCTTATTCTGAGTGCCTGTTTAAACTCACTGAAGCTGAGAGCTTCTTCGCCTTCGGCAAGGCCTTCGAAGTATTCTTCGTAAGCCTTTTCCATGATTGTGTCGAAATCCATATCACTCACCTGAGTTTCTTTCCAGCCAGCGACGGGCACCATTTTCGGTTTTAAACGTTTTGCTTTTGGTATACGTCATCGCGGTGAACGTGCCGTCCTGGTTGGGGAACACGCCACATACCAGAGATTCGCTGTTGCCAAGATCGATAGTATCCATGCTGACCTCATTTCCCCTTAACGCCGGGGTAGCGGAACTGTTTGCTGAGAACACCGTGCGGTGTCTTGATGGAGGTAATTTAGTTTTCTCATTATTTTTCGTCAAGGTTTTTTGATGAGAAAACTCAAGTGTTGGCGCAAGATAAAGCCAATACATTGAAATGTAAGGCTTTAAAATTTTGTGAAGGGATGATTATTGATGCTTGTTGCGTTTGCGAGCCTCTAATAGCTCGGTGAACAGGCGATTAAAATTCTCAACGCGGGCGCGGAGTTCGCTGAGTTGTGCTTGTTGCTCTGATTTAGGAAGTGCGCGATACAAACGCAGCATCTCTAACTCATCTTCCGATAAGTCTAAGGCACTATCGAGTGAAACAGGGGGAGCTGGTGTTTTGTCCTCGTCGCCAAACAGTATCCAAGTTGGTGAACATTGCAATACCTCGGCGAGGCGATGCAAATTTTGCCCGCGCGGGGCTGTATGGTCACTTTCCCATAATGAAATTGATGAGCCAGATACGCCAGCAGCTTTGCTTAAACCGTTTTGACTTAAGCCTACCTGCTTACGTCTTTCTCTAATGCGTTGACCTAAAGTTTTCTCGTTCATATTTAGATATCTTAATAACCCTTGACTTGAGATTCCTTGAGTGATTAGCATTGAGAAAACTCAATATTGGAGGTGCGATGTTTAAATCAGACGTAATTAATTTTTACGGTACGAAAGCCAAAGTAGCGAAAGCTGCTGGCGTTGACCCATCTGCTGTTTCTCAATGGCAAGAGCTGGTTCCTGAAGGTCGCGCGATGCGTCTACAGGAGGCATCTGGCGGCGAGCTTCTGTATGATCCCAAGGTTTATGACGAATATCGTAAGACGAAGCGGGCGGGGCGGTTGAACAATGAAAATCACTCCTGAACAGGCTCGTGAGGCTCTGGATGCCTGGATATGTCGACCAGGAATGACACAGGAGCAGGCGACGATATTAATCACTGAAGCATTCTGGGCTTTGAAAGAGCGCCCGAACATCGATGTTCAGCGTGTCACAGATGAAGGTGGCGCGGTTGATCAGCGAGCACTTGGCGTTAATCGAGTGAAGATATTCGAACGCTGGAAGGCTATCGACACCAGGGATAAGCGTGAAAAGTTCACGGCGCTAGTGCCTGCAATTATGGAGGCTATTCGGATTAATGATTTCAGGTTGTATCGTGAAATTAGTGACGGAAAAAGCATCACGTACATGATCGCCGGGTTAAACAAAGAATATGGCGATGTGGTGGAGTCCGGACTGCTTTTTGCTGATCCTGCCGTAGTGGATCGTGAAACTGACGAACTTATAGAAAAAGCAATTGCTTTCAAACTTGCGTATCGACAGCAATACCAACAAAAAGCTGGATGGAATTATGAGCCTTCTTTTTGCTGAACGCCCACTGGTTATAAACACACAGCTTGCGATGAAGATTGGCTTAAATGAAGCCATTGTGTTGCAGCAGTTGCATTACTGGTTGAGAGATACCAATTCCGGCATGGAATGTGATGGTGTTCGCTGGATTTACAACACAACGGAACAATGGCTGGAACAGTTCCCATTCTGGTCAGAGTCAACGTTAAAGCGCGCGTTTGCAAGTCTGAAAACGCTGGGGCTTTTGCGTTGTGAAAAGCTCAATAAATCAAAGCGCGATATGACCAATTTCTACACGATCAACTACGGGAGCGAGCTTTTAGATGGTGGCAAATTGAGCGAATCCATCGGTTTAAAATGCGCCGCTCCATCAGGTCAAAATGACACGATGGAAGAGGTCAAAATGAAACGCTCCATTGGTTCAAAACGACCCAATGTCATCGGGTCAAAATGGCCTGATGATCTTACAGAGAATACAACAGAGATTACTACAGAGAATAAAAACACTTTTCGTCCGGAAGCTTCGCAACCGGACCCGCAGACCGCTGAACAGGATTTTTTAACCCGGAACCCCGACGCGGTTGTGTTTAGTGCGAAAAAACGCCAGTGGGGTAGCAGGGAGGATTTGGCGTGTGCGCAGTGGATTTGGGGGCGGATCGTGAACCTTTACGAACAGGCTGCCAGCGACGATGGAGAGATCATGCGACCAAAAGAGCCTAACTGGACAGCCTGGGCCAATGACGTGCGCACAATGCGGATGCTGGATGGCAGAAGCCACAGACAAATTTGCGAAATGTTTGGTCGGGTACAGCGAGATCAATTCTGGGTAAAAAACATCATGAGCCCGTCAAAACTCCGCGAAAAATGGGACGAACTGGTCATCCGCCTGGGACGTTCACCTGTAAAGCGTTGTGTGAATCATATTTCTGAACCGGATACAGAAATTCCGCCTGGTTTCAGGGGATAAGTGTTGATTTTAGGGTATAAAGTAATGTTCAGGAGGACTTGTGGCAAAAGTTTTTACACAAGAAGAGCGGGAAAAAATTAAAGGGCAGGTGGTGGAACTCGTACGCCAGAGTGGGCGCGAGACGTTACGACAACTGGAAGCTAAAACTGGGGCAACAAGATATCTGATGAGCGTTCTGGCCAGAGAGCTGGTTGCCAGTGGCGATGTATACAGCTCTGGTTACGGGTTATTCCCGTCTGAACAGGCGCGTAAGGACTGGCAAAACGCCCGCAAAAAACTCTCGAGGGCAAAGGTGAAGAAACCTGCTGTGGTTGATCCGGACCTTATCTGGTCATTACCTGACGGAGAAATACGTCGCTACGACAGTCGTCTAAACATAATCTGTCGCGAGTGCCGGAAGGCAAGGAGAAGCAGGCTATTGTTAACATCAAGCTGTAATGTCCCCTTTGAACCATTCTAAAATGTCCCCAGACAATTCTCTGGGGGATTTTTCATGATCAAAGAGACTGTTACGATGAGTCATAAGGAACTCCACCGACTTCAGATTATTCAGGAGTCAATTAATCGACATATTACTCAGGAACAAGCTGCGGCACGCATTGGCATTTCTATTCGGCAGGTTAAACGTCTGGTGCAACGGTATAGAAATGAAGGGCCTTCTGGTCTGGTTTCCCACCGACGTGGAAAGCGTCCTAATAATTCCTTTTCTACTGAATTCAGAGCAACAGTAATTTCACTCCTCAAAGGCCGTTACGCTGATTTTGGACCTACGTTTGCGTGCGAAAAATTGCGCGAGATACACGGTTTATCTTTATCCGTTGAAACTCTCAGAAAGTGGATGATAGAAGAGGGGTTATGGCGTGAACGCCGTCGTAAAATTGCCCGTATATATCAACGCCGCATGCGACGACCATCTTACGGTGAACTGATCCAGATTGATGGCTCACCTCATGACTGGTTTGAAAATCGAGGCCCCAGATGTACACTGATCGTTTTCATTGATGATGCCACCAGTGCGTTGATGGCGTTGCGTTTTGTGCCTGCTGAAACAACCCGGGCTTACATGGAAACCCTCCGGGGTTACCTTAATGATCATGGCGTACCGCTCGCTCTCTACTCTGATAGACACAGTATATTCAGGGTAAATAACCCAGAGCGGGAAGGTGAGCTGACCCAGTTCACTCGTGCGATAAAGACACTGGGCATCGAGCCAATCCATGCCAACAGCCCGCAGGCAAAAGGGCGGGTAGAGCGCGCCAATCAGACACTACAGGACAGGCTGGTCAAAGAAATGCGGCTTCAGAATATCAGTGATATTGAAACAGCAAATGCATGGTTGCCGACCTTTATTGAAGCCTATAACAACCGGTTCTCTACGTCGCCTCGTACTACTGATAATGCTCATCTTGATGTGCACCATTCTGAAGAGGAACTGGGTTATATCTTCAGCCTACAGGCGAAGCGCGTTCTGTCTAAAAATCTCACTTTCCAGTACAAAAGCAGTGCGTTTCAGGTACGCAGTGAGGGCCGGGGATATCGACTTAGGCATTCGGTTGTTACTGTATGTGAGAACTTTGACGGTGAAATTAACGTTCTGTATGACGGGAAAGCGCTGGGCTGGGAAAAGTATGTTGATGGCCCGGAGCCTATACCACTGGATGATGAAAAGAGTGTCCATGAACGAGTGGATAATGCCCGTATTGATTTACGCTCAAAATACTATGTTAAATCTAAAGCTGACCATCCCTGGCTTACGCGCCGAACGCAAAGTCATCAGCAAGTTAAGCCCCCGAAGTTACCTAAAAAGAAGCCTGATCCCGATAAAATAGATTGAAACCAAGATCGATTCGGTTGAGTGCATATCCATTCATAGGGTAGATTCTTAAGTCGCGTTTCTGGTGTTCATTTTCGGGTGGTTTGTTACTTGTTTTACCGGGGATATGCCAGAAACGCGCTGAGTCAGTCTGGGCGGTGCGCGTAATGAGGCGTTATGGTAAATAGCCTATGCTAATGTCCGCTAAGAGCAAGAAGCGGAAGTTGGCAGTTTTGTGGACTGTCCCCACAAAAGTGACTACAGAAATAGTTGCAATTCATAATTGATCATGGGTTGTCAGTTAAACTCGTGGCGATTTAAATAGACTAATTGGGAGTGCGTCCATTACTTATATCTTGTAATGTTAACTATCAGAAATGATACAAAGATAATATGTCTTTAAAGAAAAGGCTGATGGCGAAAAGTGGCCCGATGAGGGCCACAATACGGCTGTCACTTAGACGTAAATATCAATGGTGCCAGCGGTATTTGTATCGTCTTTTTTCTCTTCTTTTTTATCAGGCTGAACTGTCGCGTCTTTATTCTTTTTCTCTGCCTGCTGCCTTAACAACTGCTCCAGTTGAGCCCTGAGGCTTTCAATTTGCTTCTGTACCAATGCAGCCATTTCTTTTTTCTGCTGTGTCGTCATCCCCTCTTCCGATGAGATTTTCCCAAGCTTTTCAGTCAGCACCTGAATTTGTCTTGTGATTTTGGCTATTTCTGATGTTCCTTCCGGGGCGGAGTTGTTTGAAATAACGGTTGAGGTATTTCCCTGAATTGTGACAGACATAGATTTCTCCTTTTAAAAAAGCACTATCGGCATGCACAAAAAAATCTTTAATCGTATTTCTTGTGTCATTAATTGTTTGATGTTCAGATTGTTTTCCTCGCGGGCTGGCGCGCCTCAGAAAGTAAAGCTTGTTGACAGGGGTAAACGTTCGGCAATAATTTTCTGCCGCATGCGGGTGTTGCATAAAACGTGCTACGTTCCTTTATCGACAGGTCAGGTCACCGCTCACCCGCCGACGAGAAAGCAACACTGACATGCTAAAGCAAAAAATAGATGAATAAGTTGAGTTGTGCATATGTAGCCTGACCGTCACAAAGTATATGGTGTCTGTACCAGTAAGATGATGGCCGGACTCTTTAAAAGCGAGCTGACCTGCACAATACAGGATGGACTTAGCAATGGCTGCTCCTGGCACAAAGCGGACAGTGATCACCGTTCTTACGACTACTTTCTGACTTCCTTCGTGACTTGCCCTAAGCATGTTGTAGTGCGATACTTGTAATGACATTTGTAATTACAAGAGGTGTAAGACATGGGTAGCATTAACCTGCGTATTGACGATGAACTTAAAGCGCGTTCTTACGCCGCGCTTGAAAAAATGGGTGTAACTCCTTCTGAAGCGCTTCGTCTCATGCTCGAGTATATCGCTGACAATGAACGCTTGCCGTTCAAACAGACACTCCTGAGTGATGAAGATGCTGAACTTGTGGAGATAGTGAAAGAACGGCTTCGTAATCCTAAGCCAGTACGTGTGACGCTGGATGAACTCTGATGGCGTATTTTCTGGATTTTGACGAGCGGGCACTAAAGGAATGGCGAAAGCTGGGCTCGACGGTACGTGAACAGTTGAAAAAGAAGCTGGTTGAAGTACTTGAGTCACCCCGGATTGAAGCAAACAAGCTCCGTGGTATGCCTGATTGTTACAAGATTAAGCTCCGGTCTTCAGGCTATCGCCTTGTATACCAGGTTATAGACGAGAAAGTTGTCGTTTTCGTGATTTCTGTTGGGAAAAGAGAACGCTCGGAAGTATATAGCGAGGCGGTCAAACGCATTCTCTGAACCAAAGCATGACATCTCTGTTTCGCACCGAAGGTGACACTTCTGCTTTGCGTTGACAGGAGAAGCAGGCTATGAAGCAGCAAAAGGCGATGTTAATCGCCCTGATCGTCATCTGTTTAACCGTCATAGTGACGGCACTGGTAACGAGGAAAGACCTCTGCGAGGTACGAATCCGAACCGGCCAGACGGAGGTCGCTGTCTTCACAGCTTACGAACCTGAGGAGTAAGAGACCCGGCGGGGGAGAAATCCCTCGCCACCTCTGATGTGGCAGGCATCCTCAACGCACCCGCACTTAACCCGCTTCGGCGGGTTTTTGTTTTTATTTTCAACGCGTTTGAAGTTCTGGACGGTGCCGGAATAGAATCAAAAATACTTAAGTAGCGCGCAGGGATAAGAGGGATGGTCCCTTAAAGGGGAGAGCTAATTATCCGGAAGGATTCTGATGATGAACATCGAAGAACTGCGTAAAATTTTTTGTGAAGATGGCCTCTATGCTGTGTGCGTTGAAAATGGAAATCTTGTTAGTCATTACCGCATTATGTGTTTGCGAAAGAATGGGGCTGCGTTAATTAATTTTGTGGATGCTCGGGTCACGGACGGATTTATCTTGCGCGAAGGTGAGTTTGTCACTTCATTACAGGCATTGAAAGAGATCGGAATAAAAGCTGGCTTTTCTGCTTTTTCAGGAGAATAAACTCATCTACAATCTTGCGCGGGGCTGAACTCCCGCTGAGTAACACCGTGCCACCGGAGAAAACCGATGGCACGCAACGCAAAATATTACAATTCTGATAATTCGCCCGTTCTTGCCTGCACGCACGGGCGGTATTCTCACGCATTCAAGTCTGAATGGTTCCAGCACCCTCCATGCACTGCAGAACAGGCCGAATGGCTGATTCATTCTTACCGCAGGCGCGGGTTCGAGGTTAAGAAAGCTCTCAGTCTCGACTATCGGCACTGGATAATCTCTGTCAGGCTGCCTTATTCCGAACGCCCACCACGTGCGTCCCGCACTTTCCAGCAACGGATCTGGAGGTAACGTGCGGGTATTACTTAGACCTGTTCTGGTGCCTGAGCTTGGGCTGGTGGTCCTTAAGCCGGGCCGTGAATCCATACAGATATTTCATAATCCTCGAGTGCTGGTGGAACCGGAACCAAAAAGCATGCGTAATCTGCCATCCGGAGTCGTTCCTGCCGTTCGCCAGCCGCTGGCGGAAGACAAAACATTGCTGCCGTTTTTTAGTAACGAACGGGTGATTCGTGCTGCTGGCGGCGTTGGCGCATTGTCCGACTGGCTATTACGTCATGTTACATCCTGCCAGTGGCCTAATGGCGATTACCATCACACTGAAACAGTCATTCACCGTTATGGTACCGGCGCAATGGTGTTGTGCTGGCACTGCGACAACCAACTGCGTGACCAGACATCGGAATCACTGGAGCTGCTTGCTCAACAAAATCTGACAGCATGGGTGATTGACGTCATCCGTCACGCAATAAGCGGTACGCAGGAGCGGGAATTATCTTTGGCTGAATTATCCTGGTGGGCGGTCTGCAATCAGGTGGTGGATGCACTACCTGAGGCTGTATCGCGTCGTTCGCTGGGATTACCAGCGGAAAAAATCTGCTCGGTGTACCGCGAAAGCGACATCGTACCGGGAGAGCAGACCGCCACCAGCATATTGAAACAACGCACAAAAAATCTTGCACCGTTGCCTTACGCCCACCAGCAACAAAAATCACCACAGGAAAAGACGGTGGTAAGCATCACCGTTGATCCAGAGTCTCCGGAATCTTTCATGAAGCTGCCTAAACGTCGCCGCTGGGTTAAGGAGAAATACACACGTTGGGTTAAGACACAGCCGTGTGCTTGCTGCGGTATGCCAGCCGACGATCCGCATCATCTGATTGGTCACGGGCAGGGCGGAATGGGAACAAAAGCACATGATCTCTTTGTGTTGCCTTTGTGCAGAAAGCATCACAACGAGCTGCATACGGATACAGTGGCATTTGAAGATAAGTATGGCTCCCAACTGGAGCTGATATTTCGTTTTATCGATCGCGCGCTGGCAATTGGCGTACTGGCGTAAGTGGAGAACGAGCATGAACCTTGAAGCCTTACCAAAATATTACTCCCCAAAATCTCCAAAATTGAGCGATGACGCTCCAGCGACAGGCACCGGTTGTTTAACAATTACGGATGTAATGGCAGCGCAGGGGATGGTGCAGTCGAAAGCACCACTTGGGTTGGCCTTATTTCTGGCAAAAGTTGGTGTTCAGGACCCTCAGTTTGCGATTGAAGGCCTGCTAAATTACGCGATGGCACTGGATAACCCGACATTGAACAAATTGAGTGAAGAAATCCGGTTACAGATTATTCCTTACCTCGTGAGTTTTGCCTTTGCTGATTACTCCAGGTCTGCGGCAAGTAAGGCTCGCTGTGAGCATTGTTCAGGTACGGGATTTTATAATGTATTGCGCGAAGTGGTGAAACACTACAGACGCGGGGAATCTGTAATCAAGGAAGAATGGGTGAAGGAACTATGTCAGCATTGCCATGGTAAGGGCGAAGCCAGCACAGCGTGCAGAGGGTGTAAGGGTAAAGGGATTGTTCTGGATGAAAAAAGAACCCGGTTTCATGGCGTACCGGTATATAAGATTTGTGGGCGTTGTAATGGAAACCGGTTTAGTCGTTTACCGACCACGCTGGCACGACGTCATGTCCAGAAGCTGGTACCAGACCTGACCGATTATCAGTGGTATAAGGGGTATGCGGACGTCATTGGTAAACTGGTAACAAAGTGCTGGCAGGAAGAAGCATACGCGGAAGCGCAATTGAGGAAGGTGACGAGATAAATGATTTTTGCTGAAGATGGCGACATGATGTTTGCATTCTTCAAAAAATATGGATAAAATTTTTTCAACGATGGGCTTTGTATACCCGACGTTAAGAAAAAGTAGAAAACCCGCTGATGAGCGGGTTTTGTGCTTTAAATGGGGCAATGGTAATGTTGAATCTCATCCCGGGACTCATGTCTGTTAACTTATTATTTAGCTGGTGACTTGGTTATTTGCCTGATGTTTAAAATGTTTTCTTCCAGTACAATGTCCCTAAACACAATGAGTCTGCTTATTATATTATTAGCAGAGCTATTACGGCCAAAGTACAGCATAAGCTTTTAAAGCCAATCAACCAGTCATCAAGACAGACGGGGTTATTCATAAAAACTCTCCATGTGTGATCCGATGGGGCCTGAAATTAAAGCTTTAATATAGCTCATGAAAGGTAAACATTGGCAGCTGAAGGGCCACGCAGACCATTTATCCGGCAAAATTCCACGCGTAATCCGGTGGTAATTTCTTCTGCATCGCGGAGATTGAGCGCTGAAACATGAAGCTGGACATCGATACGACCATCGGATGGGGTGATAAGACCCTTGCCGCTTTTGCCGTCAAAGGTTTTGACAATTCCTGTCATTTTACGGGACAAAAAAATTCCTTAATACTGATAACTTGGCGCACTATACACACGTTCCTGAAGAAAGCTATAGTTTTTTGATGGGGTTGAAGATGGCTGGATGTCTAAAATAAACATTGCTTCATATGTTCAACTATGCGTTAATGATTGCGTCGGTTTGAAGAACAGACGATATACGAAGTAGTTTACTAAAGCAGTTCTCATTTCAGGTGTTATTCACTTATTCCTTCTTTGAGTCTCTCCAATTAAGTACGAAGTCGTTTCTGTTATGCAAACCATTTATGCCGAAAGGCTCAAGTTAAGGAATGTAGAATGTCAAATAAAATGACTGGTTTAGTAAAATGGTTTAACGCTGATAAAGGTTTCGGCTTTATTTCTCCTGTTGATGGTAGTAAAGATGTGTTTGTGCATTTTTCTGCGATTCAGAATGATAATTATCGAACCTTATTTGAAGGTCAAAAGGTTACCTTCTCTATAGAGAGTGGTGCTAAAGGTCCTGCAGCAGCAAATGTCATCATTACTGATTAAAATTCATCGCTCGTCTGTATACGATAACGAAGAAGGCTGATGCCTGAGTAGAGATACGGACAGAGTAGTGAATATTGGATCTCTTTAATAAAAAGTAAGGAGGTCCAATACATGAAACAATGGCTAGCATATTTGGCAAAATCTTAATCAGGAAAAGTATGCTAACCATTGTGGTGAAGTGCAGGTTTGCTGCATGAATAGTTTTACAGCAGAAGCTAACTGCTGGCATGGCAAAACAAAGTGCGTAAGTGGATGACTCCCACAAAAAGCACCACAATCTCAAACCCGCTCAGGCGGGTTTTTTATTATCTGCTTTAAATATATTATTAAAATATAAAAAATACTTGTTACTAATAAAATCAATCAGGCTACAGCTTTAAGATTTGTCTGGAATACTTTGTTGCAATGAGGGCAGATCAAAAGGGCACCTTTTTGTACTCTTGAAAAACTGTGTTCTGACTCTTGGGTGCAGTTTGGGCAGGAACATTTAACGAGATAATTACGGCGTGATTTTGAGTTTTTACGTTCTGACATAGGCTTTTCCTGTATAAATGGCCGTATACAGTACACTAAATATGAAAACATTTCTCGTATTATTATTTTATATATGACTTTCTTTCAAAATAATTACCCACATTTTTAATGTGTATGTTTTTTTAGCGCCGTTGAGAACAACGTGTGCTGTCAAAACTACCCCGTAGACTCCGATCTTTTCAAACATATTGCACCATCCGTGTACATCGGGGTGAGGATATGAAATCAATGGATAAGTTAACAACAGGTGTTGCCTATGGCACATCGGCGGGTAATGCTGGTTTCTGGGCATTGCAGTTACTCGATAAAGTAACTCCGTCACAGTGGGCTGCAATCGGTGTGCTGGGTAGCCTGGTTTTTGGCCTGCTGACGTATCTGACAAATCTTTATTTCAAGATTAAAGAAGACAGGCGTAAGGCTGCGAGAGGAGAGTAATCCAATGACTCAAGACTATGAACTGGTTGTGAAAGGAGTCCGTAATTTTGAGAATAAAGTTACGGTAACTGTAGCCTTACAGGACAAAGAACGCTTTGACGGTGAAATTTTTGACCTGGATGTCGCCATGGACCGTGTTGAAGGAGCTGCGCTGGAGTTTTATGAGGCAGCAGCCAGAAGGAGCGTCCGGCAAGTCTTCCTGGAAGTAGCAGAAAAATTGTCAGAAAAAGTTGAGTCTTATCTGCAGCATCAGTACTCCTTTAAGATTGAAAATCCTGCCAATAAGCACGAGCGTCCTCATCATAAATATCTATGAACACAAAAATCAGATACGGCCTGTCGGCTGCCGTTCTGGCGCTGATTGGTGCTGGCGCATCTGCTCCTCAGATACTTGACCAGTTTCTGGACGAAAAAGAAGGTAACCACACAATGGCATACCGCGATGGTTCTGGCATATGGACCATCTGTCGGGGTGCCACAGTGGTGGATGGAAAAACCGTTTTTCCCAATATGAAACTGTCGAAGGAAAAATGCGACCAGGTCAACGCCATTGAGCGTGATAAGGCGCTGGCATGGGTGGAGCGCAATATAAAAGTTCCACTGACCGAGCCACAGAAAGCCGGTATCGCGTCATTCTGTCCCTATAACATTGGCCCTGGTAAGTGTTTTCCGTCGACGTTTTATAAGCGGCTTAATGCCGGTGATCGTAAAGGCGCATGCGAGGCGATTCGCTGGTGGATAAAGGACGGTGGACGTGATTGCCGCATTCGTTCAAATAATTGTTACGGTCAGGTTATTCGTCGTGACCAGGAGAGTGCATTAACCTGCTGGGGGATAGAACAGTGAATCAGATATTCACGGTGATTTTGCTCGTGTTGGTAGGATTTGTCGTAGGTAATGTCTGGAGCGACAGAGGATGGCAAAAAAAATGGGCGGAGCGTGATGCTGCCGAATTATCTCAAGAGGTAAATGTCCAATTTGCTGCTCGAATAATTGAACAGGGGCGAAGTATATCCCGTGATGAGGCTGTTAAAGATGCACAACAGAAAGCCGCTGAAATTTCTGCCAGGGCTGCTGATCTGTCTGATAGTGTTAACCAGCTGCGTGCCGAAGCAACAAAATATGCCATACGCCTTGACGCAGCGCAGCATACCGCAAATCTTGCCGCTGCCGTCAGAGGCAAAACAACCAAAGCCGCCGAAGGAATGCTCACCAACATGCTCGGAGATATTGCAGCAGAAGCTCAGCTTTATGCTGAAATTGCTGACAAACGCTACATCGCAGGAGTGACTTGTCAACAGATCTATGAATCTTTAAGAGATAAAAAGCATCAAATGTAGGGTAATATTAAATCGGAACATTTACATCGCGGAATGTAAAATTTGAATAAAAAGGACTCTTCCATGAGCCAAAATTCCTGAAATCTTAAGGGTAAGATAAAAGGTCTTAATCAGAATGACACGTTTTATTAATAAATAAAGCTATTCTTTCATTGCTGTGTTTTTCTTTACAAAAGTAATCCTTGCTATGGGTGGTTAATCATGCGTTAATGGTGTTCTGGTTTGTTACAAATTTATCTGAAGCAGTCATTGTTATAATTTTATTATTTGTACCTCTTGAGATTTCCTTGTTGGTTTTTCTCTCTGATATTTTTTTTCGGACCATTCTGCCCAAGGGCTAATTTCTTCAAAAGGTAATAATTATGTCTAACAAAATGACTGGTTTAGTGAAATGGTTTAACCCTGAAAAAGGTTTTGGTTTCATCACGCCGAAAGATGGCAGCAAAGATGTGTTTGTCCATTTCTCAGCAATTCAGAGCAACGATTTCAAAACATTAACTGAGAATCAGGAAGTTGAATTTGGTATTGAGAACGGACCTAAAGGTCCTGCCGCTGTTCATGTAGTGGCGCTTTGAGGTAGACAATATTACAAACCATATTCACTTTAGATGCCCGTGTTGTCATGGTTCCCAGTATAGAACATCATCTTTTGATGTTTCTGACATGAATCCTTTCGGGGCAAAATGTATCTTTTGTAAATCAATGATGATTACATTTGATAATATTTCACAATACTTAAATGCCAGCCGTCTGTCGTTGGATTTAAAAAAGTGAAAATGAAGGCTCCTTCGGGAGCTTTTTTGCTTGGTGTCTATTCGATGGATACTCACATACTACGGTAACATCATGAAAAAAATCATAGTTTTTTTTAACTCTGAACCAGCAGTGGTAGTGCCAGCGATGACTGGAGTTAACACCATCATGCGTGAATATCCAAATGGCGAAAAAACACACCTTACTGTAATGGCCGCAGGGTTTCCATCTCTGACCGGAGATCATAAAGTCATTTATGTAGCCGCGGATCGACATGTTACTTCAGAAGAAATTCTGGAAGCAGCAATAAGGCTCTTGAGTTGATTTGATGCTATTGCATTGATAATTCAGGAAAATTCTCTTTGTCTGTTTGTGTAAAATTTAGACTATCGTATGTTGATTATTGCGATGTTTCATCTTATCTTTTACACGTTTGCACCATATAATCGACTTACTGTGTAACTGGAAAGTCATAACAGACTAAAAGAGGAAATGATGAATATTGAAGACTTAAAAACAAAAGCAGAAGCAGATATTTCTGAATATATAACAAAAAAAATTATTGAACTTAAGAAAAAGACCGGGAAAGAAGTTACCAGTATTCAGTTTACCGCACGGGAAAAAATGACGGGTCTTGAAAGCTATGATGTCAAGATTAATTTAATCTGATGTATTCAATAATAAAATTTATCCATAAACCTCGTTTTTACGGGGTTTTGTTATATTTGAATGGTTCCGAATATCTAAATCACAATTGTTGATGGTTTTTATTAAACCAATGCAGTCCGGCTCAGGAGTGAGAGAAGCCGGACGTTATGGTTTAGCGTGGTAAGATCTGTGTAGTTTTCTGGATGCTTTCAGTAATTTTCTGGATGCTTTCAGTAAATAGTAATGAGTTATCAAAGGCATAGTAATATCTTTGGTGTTCCTGGATATTTGTAACCCATCGGAAAACTCCTGCTTTAGCAAGATTTTCCCTGTATTGTTGAAATGTGATTTCTTTTGATTTCAACTTATTATAGGAGGTCTCTATAAGATGTTTGTTTCTGGAGAATTTAACATTTACAACCTTTTTGAGTCCTTTTACTAACACTATGTTGTCGTTTTCTAACACAATGTGAATATTATCTGTGGCTAAATAGTAAATATAAAGTGAGACATTGTGACGTTTTAGCTCAGAATAAAATAATTCACAGTTTAAATCTTTACGCACTTGATCGAATATTTCTTTAAAAATGGCAGCCTGAGCCATTGGTAAACCTTCCATGTGATACGATGGCGCGTAGTTAGCATTATCGTGTTTATTGTTTCAATCTGGTCTGACCTCTTTGTGTTTTGTTGATGATTTATGTCAAATATTAAGCCTGTTTTTAATGAATAGTGTTGATTGCGTAACAAAATTGAGCCTTGCTGGCATCCAGGAGGGATATGCAACCGACAGATGTATGTAAGGTCGATGTACTCAAACTTTCATACTTTTCCTCTTTTATGCAGTAAGATTTGAAGTAATATTTTAACCGCTAGATGACGAGCAAACGCATGGAGCGACAAAATGAATAAAGAACAATCTGCTGATGAACTCTCGTTGGATGTGATTCGTGTAAAAAATATGCTTAATAGCACCATTTCTATGAGTTACCCGGATGTTGTAATTGCATGTATAGAACATCAGGTGTCTCTGGAAGCATTCAGGGCAATTGAGGCAGCGTTGGTGAAGCACGATAAGAATTCGAAGGATTATTCCCTGGTGGTTGACTGAGCACCATAACTGCTAATCATTCAAACTATTTCACCTGTGACAGAGTCAATATCGCATTCTGTCACTGTCAGGCTAATACAGAGCTGCAATTCAACTACTGCAATGTCCTCGTAATTAGGTGAATTTACAATATCGTCCTGTTCGGATGCCGGTTGCATTGCTGAAGATGAGGCATTTATGGTTCGCATATTTTCCCCTCATGCTCGTCAGTCCTGTGCGTAGGAAGAAACAGGACACTCACACTAATTTGTGTGGGCATGCTGTGATGTCCTTCTGAATTATTCCTATGCCATTATGTAAAGCGCTGTATCAGATGCTCATCACGGCTGTCAGGCTGTCAGGCTGTCGGGTCCTCCCGGTGGGGGCCCCTGCCACGGGGCGGGAGCGTCGCGGAAAAAGGCTAGTTTTTGAAATTTTATTCGTCATCACCACTACTGTAATTTATTGATATTACAGTGGTTTTATTTTTATGGTGTCGATTCTGATTGTTTTTTGTTCATCACTAACACCGTTTGCCTAAAGTTGTTCGCAAGATGCATGTTTAAAACATTCTGGAGCGGGTATGGATCGAGAGTTAAAAAATCTGACGCTGAATATCAGTCAACTGGCGGCATTGTCAGGTGTACATCGCCAGACTGCTGCGGCAAGGCTGCAAAATCTACCCGTTGCAGGGGGGCATGAAAGCAACCTCAAGCTTTATCGGGTGGTTGATATTGTGTCGGCATTTCTGGCATTACCACCGCCGGTTGCAGAAGGCGAAATGGACGCGCATGAGCGCAAAGCCTGGTATCAGTCTGAACGTGAGCGTCTTAAGTTCGAACAGGAAACGGCACAACTCATTCCGGCCAGTGATGTCAGACGGGAGTTTGCCATCTGGGCAAAAGCGGTCGTGCAGGTGCTGGAGACATTACCGGATATTCTTGAACGTGACTGCGGTCTGCAGCCTGCCGCTGTGAGCCGTGTTCAGTCCATTATTGATGATCTGCGCGATCAGATAGCCCTGCGGGTGACTGAAGCAGGTGCGGATGATGAGGAGGAATTACAGCAGGAGGAGTAATGCTGAATCAGGAAACCGCAAAGGCAGCACGAACCGATTCAGGTTATATCCTTCGCGCACCGAGACGAATGCGGGTTGCTGATGCCGTTGCTCAGTATATGCGGGTGCCTATGGGGGCAGGGAACTCAGTCCCGTGGGATCCGCTGGTGGCACCGTATGTTATTGAGCCTATGAACTGCCTGGCCTCGCGTGAATACGACGCAGTGATATTTGTTGGCCCGGCACGAACCGGCAAGACTATCGGCCTGATTGACGGCTGGGTGATTTACAACGTGATTTGCGATCCTGCTGATATGCTGATCATTCAGATGACGGAGGAAAAAGCCCGCGAACACTCCAAAAAACGACTCGCCAGAACGTTTCGCGTCAGCCCGGAAGTGGTCAGTCGCCTGAGTCCGAACAAAAATGACAACAACGTTTATGACAGAACATTCCTTGCTGGCAACTACCTGAAAATCGGCTGGCCGTCAGTCAATATCATGTCTTCATCAGATTATAAATGCGTGGCGCTGACGGATTATGACCGTTTTCCGGAAGATATTGATGGTGAGGGGGATGCCTTCTCTCTTGCCTCAAAACGTACCACCACATTTATGTCCAGTGGTATGACGCTGGTGGAGAGTTCCCCCGGCAGGGATGTGAAGGATGTGAAATGGCGACGGACTTCACCGCATGAGGCTCCACCAACCACGGGGATCCTGTCGCTCTATAACCGTGGCGATCGCCGTCGCTGGTACTGGCCCTGTCCACACTGTGGTGAGTATTTTCAGCCCTGCGGCGATGTGGTTGCTGGTTTCCGTGATATTGCCGATCCTGTGCTGGCAAGTGAGGCGGCTTATATTCAGTGTCCTTCCTGTTCAGGACGGATTTTGCCTGTACAAAAACGCGAGCTGAACGGACGTGGGGTCTGGTTACGGGATGGTGAATCCATCAATGCAGATGGCAGTCGTTATGGTGATCCCCGGCGTTCACGTATTGCGTCATTCTGGATGGAGGGTCCGGCAGCTGCTTATCAGACACTCTCGCAACTCGTTTACAAACTGCTTACTGCAGAACAGGAATACGAGACAACCGGAAGTGAAGAGACACTCAAGACGGTTATCAATACCGACTGGGGATTACCTTATCTTCCCCGCGCCAGCATGGAGCAACGAAAAAGTGAATTGCTTGAGCAGCGGGCAGAGCCAGTTCCTTCCCGCAGTGTGCCGGATGGCGTTAATTTCCTTGTGGCGACAGTGGATGTGCAGGCGGGACGTCATCGCCGTTTTGTGGTTCAGGTAACGGGCTATGGCAGCCGTGGCGAACGCTGGATTATTGATCGTTACAACATCACGCAGTCATTGCGCGGTGACAGCGACGGGGAGAGCCAGCGAATTGATCCGGCCAGCTATCCGGAAGACTGGGATGTCCTGCTGACGGATGTTTTTCATAAAAGCTGGTCGCTGGCCTCCGATCCTTCTCAACAAATGCGACTGATGGCAATGGCGGTGGACTCCGGCGGTGAAGACGGGGTCACTGATAATGCCTATAAATTCTGGCGTCGTTGCCGTCGTGATGGCCTTGGTAAACGTATTTACCTGTTTAAGGGTGACAGCATCCGGCGCGCAAAACTGATCAGCCGTACATTCCCTGATAACACCGGACGAACGGGCCGCCGGGCGCAGGCCGCAGGTGATGTGCCGCTCTGGCTTCTTCAGACGGATGCCCTGAAAGACCGGGTGAATAACGCGTTATGGCGTGACTCGCCAGGTCCCGGCTATGTGCATTTCCCTGACTGGCTGGGGAGCTGGTTTTACGACGAACTGACGTATGAAGAGCGGAGCAGTGACGGGAAATGGAGTAAGCCGGGTCGCGGTGCCAACGAAGCTTTTGACCTGATGGTGTATGCCGAGGCTCTGGTCATTCTGCATGGATACGAAAAGATCCGCTGGCCGGATGCACCGGAGTGGGCGAGCCGGGAAACCTGGCTGGAGTGTGTCCCGGACAGTACCGAACCGTCACCCACACCGGAACCGGTATCCACGCCTGTTAAAAAACAAAAACGGAAGAAAACAGTAACTGACGATGTTAACCCCTGGCTGACTTCCGGAGGATGGTTATGAACCAGAATGATATCGAAGCCATGATTCAGCGTTATACGGAAGCTGAAATGGCGGTGCTGGACGGAAAATCCGTCACCTTTAATGGTCAGCAGATGACCATGGAAAACTTATCTGAGATCCGGCAGGGACGGCAGGAGTGGGAGCGCCGCCTTGCGGCTCTGATTACACGACGACGGGGGCATCCCGGGTACCGGCTGGCGAGGTTCTGATGGCAATTCTTGATGATGTGATTGGCGTTTTTTCACCAGGATGGAAAGCGGCAAGGCTGCGTTCCCGTGCGGTGATCCAGGCTTATGAGGCCGTAAAAACGACACGGACACACAAAGCCCGGCGGGAAAACCGAACTGCCGACCAGTTAAGCCAGTACGGGGCCGTGTCGTTACGTGAGCAGGCCCGTTACCTTGATAACAACCACGATCTGGTTATTGGTGTATTTGACAAGCTGGAAGAACGGGTGGTGGGGAAAAACGGGATTATTGTCGAGCCACATCCGGTATTACGCAATGGGGCCATTGCCCGTGATCTGGCAGCGGAGATACGCACCCGATGGAGTGAATGGTCTGTCAGTCCGGAAGTCACCGGGCAGTTTACCCGTCCGATGCTGGAACGTCTGATGCTGCGTACCTGGCTGCGCGATGGTGAGGTGTTTGCCCAGATGGTTTCCGGGCGCATAAACAGCCTGACGCCTTCTGCCGGTGTTCATTTCTGGCTGGAGGCGCTCGAGCCGGACTTTATTCCCATGACCAGTGATGAGAGCAACAGGCTGAATCAGGGCGTGTTTGTTGATGACTGGGGGCGTCCCGAAAAATATCTGGTGTATAAAAGCCGTCCCGTATCCGGGCGGCAGATGGAAACCAAAGAAGTGGATGCAGAGCGAATGCTGCATCTTAAATTTGTTCGCCGTCTGCACCAGATGCGCGGGACGTCTTTGTTGTCCGGTGTGCTGATCCGCCTCAGTGCCCTGAAAGAGTATGAAGATTCTGAGCTGACTGCAGCAAGGATCGCCGCTGCTCTGGGGATGTACATCCGGAAAGGCGACGGGCAGAGCTATGAACCGGATGGTAATGGCAGCAAGGAGAATGAACGCGAGCTTACCATTCAGCCAGGCATTATTTACGACGATCTGAAACCCGGCGAAGAAATCGGAATGGTGAAGTCGGATCGTCCCAATCCTAACCTTGAAACTTTTCGTAATGGTCAGTTGCGTGCCGTGGCGGCGGGCAGTCGTCTGAGTTTTTCCAGTACGGCACGCAACTATAACGGCACTTACAGCGCCCAGCGTCAGGAGCTGGTTGAATCCACTGATGGCTACCTGATCCTGCAGGACTGGTTTATTGGTGCCGTCACCCGCCCGATGTATCGTGCCTGGCTGAAACAGGCTGTGGCATCCGGTGTTATCAGGCTACCCCGCGATCTTGATCGTTCTTCACTGTATACCGCGGTGTATTCCGGACCGGTGATGCCGTGGATTGACCCTGTTAAGGAGGCTGAGGCCTGGAAAATTCAGATTCGTGGTGGAGCGGCGACAGAATCAGACTGGGTACGTGCAGGTGGTCGTAATCCGGATGATGTCAAACGTCGGCGCAAGGCCGAAATTGATGAAAACCGCAAGCTGGATCTGGTATTTGATACCGATCCGGCCAGTGATAAAGGAGGCAGCAGTGCCGCAACGAAACGACAGGAGCCGCAGCACACCGACGACCAGTCCGAAGAATAATTCCTGGTTCAGGATGCAGGCAGGTCACCAGAGTGACGCGGATATTTATATTTATGACGAGATTGGTTTCTGGGGTGTTACAGCGAAGCAGTTTATCAGTGATCTGAATGCACTGGGCGATATCACCCACATTAATCTCCATATTAATTCACCGGGTGGCGATGTCTTTGAAGGCATCGCCATTTTTAATGCACTGAAAACACATGGTGCGTCCATTACCGTTTATGTCGACGGTGTGGCGGCGTCAATGGCGTCGGTCATTGCGATGGTGGGAAACCCGGTCATTATGCCGGAAAACTCCTTCATGATGATTCATAAACCATTTGGCTTTACGGGCGGTGATGCGGAGGACATGCGCACCTATGCCGACCTGCTCGATAAAGTTGAGGCGGTTCTGTTACCCGCTTATGCACAGAAAACCGGGAAAACCACCGATGAAATTGCTGCCATGCTGGCGGATGAGACCTGGATGTCCGGTGCCGAATGTCTGGCACAGGGATTTGCTGATCAGGTGACACCAGCCGTTAAGGCAATGGCATGTATTCAGTCAAAACGTACAGAGGAATTTAAAAAGATGCCGGAATCCATTCGAAACATGATTACTCCGCCACGCAACAGTGCTCCACGCGTACAGGATGATGAACCTGCAGCCTCCCGGACGCCAGTGCAGGCAGCAGCACCCGTGGTGGATGAAAACAGTATCCGTGCGCAGGTACTGGCAGAGCAAAAAGCGCGTGTAAACGGTATTAATGATCTGTTTGCCATGTTTGGCGGGCGTTATCAGACGCTGCAGGCCCAGTGTCTTGCCGATCCTGAATGTTCGCTGGAGCAGGCCCGTGAAAAGCTGTTGAACGAGATGGGGCGCGAGTCCACGCCATCCAATAAAAATACCCCGGCTCATATTTATGCCGGTAACGGTAATTTTGTGGGGGACGGGATTCGCCAGGCGCTGATGGCGCGTGCCGGATTTGAAAAAACCGAACGTGATAATGTCTACAACGGGATGACCCTGCGTGAATATGCCCGTATGTCACTAACTGAACGGGGTATTGGGGTTTCCGGTTATAACCCGATGCAGATGGTCGGTGCGGCGTTCACACACAGTACGTCTGACTTCGGTAATATTCTGCTGGATGTTGCGAACAAAGCCATTCTGCAGGGCTGGGAAGATGCCCCTGAAACCTATGAACAGTGGACGCGGAAAGGTCAGTTGTCTGATTTTAAAATTGCCCATCGTGTGGGTATGGGGGGCTTCAGTGCTCTACGTCAGGTGCGTGAAGGGGCGGAATATAAATACGTCACCACCGGAGATAAACAGGCCACTATTGCACTGGCGACCTATGGCGAGCTGTTCAGTATCACCCGTCAGGCCATTATCAATGATGATCTGAATATGCTGACCGATGTCCCGATGAAACTGGGCCGTGCGGCGAAATCCACTATTGCCGATCTGGTTTATGCCATTCTGACGTCTAACCCGAAAATCTCCACAGATAATGTAAGTCTGTTCGATAAAGCGAAACATGCAAACGTACTGGAGAGCGCTGCAATGGACGTGGCATCGCTGGATAAAGCCCGCCAGTTGATGCGCGTTCAGAAAGAGGGGGAGCGTCATCTGAATATTCGTCCTGCGTTCGTACTGGTACCGACGGCGATGGAGTCTGTTGCTAACCAGGTCATTCGCTCCTCAAGTGTCAAGGGGGCTGACATTAACGCCGGTATTATTAACCCGGTGAAAGATTTTGCGACCGTTATTGCAGAGCCTCGTCTTGATGATAACAGCCAGACCACCTTCTACCTGGCTGCGTCAAAAGGCTCCGATACGATTGAAGTGGCTTATCTCAACGGTGTGGATACGCCATATATTGATCAGATGGAGGGCTTCAGTGTGGATGGCGTGACAACGAAAGTGCGTATTGACGCCGGTGTCGCGCCAGTTGATCACCGCGGTCTGGTGAAATGTACGGCGTAAACGTCGCAGACAACAACTCTGATGGCCCGTAAGGGCTTTTTTTGTACCTGAAATCAGCCCCTGAACGGGGCTGTGCGGAGACAGTTATGGCAAAGAATTTTGTAGAAGAAGGAAAAACGGTGGCGATTGTTGCCAGTGCAGCCATCAGCAGCGGAGATCTGGTGCAGGTGGGCGATGTTTTTGCGGTGGCGCTGACCGATATTCCACAGGGTGAAACAGGCGACGGCATGACCGAAGGTGTGTTTATGCTGCCTAAGCTGAAAACGGATGACATGAAAACGGGTAAGAAGGTTTATCTGAAGTCCGGAAAAGTTCAGCTGACTAACAGCGGCTCTGATCCGCTGGTCGGGGTTGTCTGGGCAGATGCCGGAACCAGTGCAGAAGAAGTGCCGGTAAAACTCAATGTCTGATCCCTTTTCCCGGCTGGCAGCGCGTATGGATGCTATCACGGTTAGAAAGATGGGAAAGACAGCCTCGATTAATGATGTCGATATGACTGTGATCCCGGGAGAAACACTGGCAGAGCTGAATGCTCTGTCCGGACCTGCGGTCTCTCTGGTGGTGTTTTCTTCGGGATACCGCCCACGGCGCGGGGATCGCGTTGTTTATGACGGACAACAATGGACGGTCACACGGCATGAACGTTTTAACGGTAAGCCAATGATCTTTATTGAGTAAAGAGGTGTGGGATGAAGGGGCTTGAGAATGCCATCCGTAATCTGAACAGCCTTGATACCCGTATGGTGCCACAGGCCAGCGCATGGGCGATAAACCGTGTGGCACAGAAAGCGGTCTCGGTCGCCACCCGGCAGGTTGCCGGGAATACCGTTGCGGGAGATAACCAGGTGAAAGGGATCCCCCTGAAACTGGTACGTCAGCGTGTCCGGGTGTTTAAAGCCAGTCCGTCAGGAAAAATGACGGCCAGGATCCGCGTTAACCGGGGCAATCTGCCCGCTATTAAGCTGGGGACAGCCCGGGTCAGACTGGCCCGGCGTGGTGGAAAACTGCAGTACCGTGGCAGTGTGCTGAAGGTGGGTAAATATCTTTTCCGGGATGCGTTTATTCAGCAACTGGCGAATGGTCGCTGGCATGTGATGCGGCGTATTGATGGCAAAAATCGTTACCCCATTGATGTGGTGAAAGTCCCGCTGTCCGGACCGCTGACACAGGCATTTGAAGATGCCCGCGACCGCATTATTGCTGCGGAAATGCCGAAACAGCTGGGGTATGCACTGAAACAACAACTGAGGTTATGGCTGACCCGATGAACCGACATACACAAATCCGCCAGGCCGTACTGGCACGCCTTCGGGAACAGTGTGGAGACAGCGCCACGTTTTTTGACGGGCTTCCGGCATTTATTGATGCGCAGGAACTGCCTGCCGTGGCGGTGTGGCTGAGTGATGCTCAGTACACCGGAAAAATGACGGATGAAGATGACTGGCAGGCTGTTCTGCATATTGCTGTCTTCATCCGGGCACAGGCACCGGATTCAGAGCTGGATATGTGGATGGAGAGCACCATTTTCCCGGCCCTGAATGATATACCGGCACTTTCCGGACTCATCGACACCCTGATCCCTCTCGGTTTTAACTATCAACGTGATAATGAGATGGCCACCTGGGCGATGGCGGAAATCACGTACCAGATCACGTACACGAATTAAAGGAGGTGGCAATGACCACACCAAATCCACTGGCAAAAACGAAAGGTGCGGGAACGACGTTCTGGATGTACACCGGCAAGGGCGATGCGTTTGCGAACCCTTTATCGGACACTGACTGGCTGCGTCTTGCGATGGTGAAGGATCTGCAACCTGGCGAAATGACCGCTGATGCAGAAGATGACACTTATCTCGATGATGAAGATGCAGACTGGAAAACGACAACCCAGGGGCAGAAATCCGTCGGTGATACTTCGGCGACGCTGGCCTGGCGTCCGGGTGACAGCGGGCAGAAAAAACTGGTTCAGTTGTTCGACTCCGGTGAAGTCTGCGCGTTTCGTATCAAATATCCCAACGGCACTGTTGATGTTTTCCGTGGCTGGCTGAGCTCACTGGGTAAAACCATTGCCTCAAAAGACGTGATGACCCGCACAGTGAAAATCAGCGGTGTGGGGCGTCCGTATCTGGCAGAGGAAGGCACTGAAACAGTGAGCGTTACCGGGCTGACGGTGGCACCGGCATCTGCCAGTGTAAAAGTGGGAGCAACCACCACGCTGACCTTTACAGTAAAACCTGACGGAGCCAGTGACAAAGCGATCAGTGTGCATTCGACAGATCCACAGACTGCCACGGTGACCCTGAACGGGCTTGTGGCCACGGTGAAAGGCGTGAAGCAGGGCAGTGTCAGCATTGTGGGCATGACTTCTGACGGCGATTTTGTGGCAGTGGCTGCGGTGGCTGTCAGCGCCGCAGGTTAACAGGACGATACTCATCATTTGCCCCGGTTATCCGGGGCTTTTTTGCAGGTGGAGAACATGATGTTTCTGAAACAGGGCACGTTTAATTATGAAAAGCAGTCCGTGGTGCTCAGTGAGCTGTCCGGGCTGCAGAGAATTGAATATCTGGCGTTTGTTCAGCAGCGAACGGCAAAGTTTGATGCCGAAGAGGGAGAACTGCCGGAGGCTGAACGACAGATTGCTTTTCTGCGGATGGGGATGGATATCAATGCCTGGCTGGTTTCCCGCTCACTGTGGAATGCGGAACAGTCTCAGGATGTTGAGACGCTTTGCGCATCCGTTATTACAACATGGTCGTATGATGCCCTGGGAGCGGGGGCGGAGATGGTTCTGTCGCTGAGCGGTATGGGAGTCATTGAGAATGCCGGGGATTTGGAGCATGAGGTGCTGACGCCGGAAAAGTCCTGACGCGGGAAATGCAGTTTGTCATGCGGCTTGCCCGGGAGTTCCGGCGGGCAGACTGGCGGCGGATGCTGTCGGAAATGTCGGCCACTGAGCTTGGTGAGTGGGGCGATTATTTCCGGATGCAGAGCTTCAGTGATGTGTGGATGGATGCGCAGTTTGCCTCGCTGAAGGCATTGATCGTGAGAATGGTGTCCGGTAGCAGTGATGCTGCGGTGGCTGATTTCAGCCTTTTACCGGAAGAGAACGGGATACCGGAGCGAACGGACGAAGAACTGATGCATCTTGGGGAAGGTATTTCCGGAGGTGTGCGTTATGGACCAGATAGCCAACTTGGTCATTGATTTGGGGATTGATGCGGCAGAGTTTAAAAATGAAATTCCCCGTATCAAAAACCTTCTGAATGGTGCAGCCAGCGATGCAGAACGGTCTTCTGCCCGTATGCAGCGTTTTATGGAGCGTCAGACTCAGGCCGCCCGGCAGACAATGCAGGCGGCTTCTTCGGCTGCAACAGCCGCATCCGTCCATGCGCAGACGGTGGAGAAGAGCGCACAGGCTCATGAACGCATGGCCCGCGAGGTGGAGCAAACCCGCCAGCGTATGGAGGCACTGAGCCAGAAAATGCGCGAGGAACAGGCGCAGGCCATGGCTCTGGCGGAGGCTCAGGATAAAGCGGCTGCCGCGTTTTATCGTCAGATTGACAGTGTGAAACAGGCCAGTGCGGGGCTGCAGGAATTACAGCGTATTCAGCAGCAGATCCGACAGGCCAGAAACAGTGGCGGGATTGGTCAGCAGGATTATCTGGCGCTGATTTCTGAGGTTACGGCGAAAACCCGTGTTCTTACGCAGGCTGAGGAAGAGGCTACCCGACAGAAAGTGGCGTTTATCCGTCAGCTTAAAGAGCAGGCAACCCGCCAGAATCTTTCTTCTTCTGAGTTGCTTCGTGCTAAGGCTGCCCAGCTGGGGGTAAGCAGTGCTGCAGAAGTGTATATCCGCAAAATGGAGCAGGCAGGAAAAGCCACGCATTCGCTGGGTCTGAAAAGTGCAGCGGCCCGCCAGGAGATTGGCGTTCTGATAGGTGAACTGGCCCGCGGCAATTTAGGGGCGCTGAGGGGATCCGGGATAACGCTGGCTAACCGTGCCGGATGGATAGACACTCTGATGTCACCGAAAGGCATGATGCTTGGCGGGGTTATTGGCGGTATTGCCGCGTCCGTCTATGGTCTGGGTAAAGCCTGGTATGACGGTCAGAAGGAGGGGGAAGAATTTAACCGCCAGTTGTCGCTGACGGGGCATTATGCCGGAGTCACTGCCGGGCAGCTGTGGACGCTCAGTCGTGCTATTTCCGGGAATGGTATCACGCAACATGCTGCAGCCGGTGCGCTGGCTCAGGTGGTGGGGAGTGGTGCATTTCGTGGAAACGATATCGGTATGGTGGCGAGAGCTGCCGCACAGATGGAGCGATCGGTTGGCCAGTCGGTCAGCGATACCATAAATCAGTTTAAGCGGCTGAAGGATGATCCTGTAAATGCCGCGAAGGCTCTGGACAATGAGCTGCATTTTCTTACTGCCACTCAGCTTGAGCAGATACGTGTCCTTGGGGATCAGGGACGGTCCAGTGATGCTGCACGGATAGCCATGTCTGCACTGGCAGAGGAAACCGGTCGGCGTACTGCGGATATTGATAATAACCTCAATGCGCTTGGCAGTACGCTGAAGTATCTGTCTGATTTGTGGAGTCGTTTCTGGGATGCGGCCATGAATATTGGTCGTGAAGACTCGCTGGATGAACAGATTGCCGCTTTACAGGAGAAAGTGTCGCGGGCGAAAAGACTCCCCTGGACGGCATCATCTTCTCAGGTTGAATACGATCAGCAGCGTCTTAACGATCTTCAGGAGAAAAAACGCCAGAAGGATTTGCAGGATGCAAAAGAGCAGGCAGAGCGGAATTATCAGGAGCAACAGAAACGACGTAATGCTGAAAATGCTGCACTGAACCGGATGAATGAAACGGAAGCAGCACGACATCAGCGTGAAATTGCGCGTATTAATTCCATGCAGTACGCCGATCAGGCTGTCAGGGATGCAGCGATACAACGTGAAAATGAACGTTACGAGAAAGCCCTGGCATCCGGTAAGAAAAAAACACGCGAACCCCGTAATGATGAGGCCACCCGGTTATTGCTGCAGTACAGTCAGCAACAGGCACAGGTGGAAGGACAGATTGCTGCTGCCAGACAGTCAGCAGGCATTGCCACGGAAAGGATGACAGAAGCGCATAAACAGCTTCTGGCTCTGCAGCAGCGCATCAGCGACCTGGACGGGAAAAAACTGACGGCAGATGAAAAGAGTGTGCTGGCCCGTAAAGATGAACTGATTCAGGCACTGACGCTGCTGGATGTAAAACAGCAGGAGCTTCAGAAACAGACGGCACTCAACGAGCTGAAGAAAAAAACAATTCAGCTGACCAGTCAACTGGCTGAAGAAGAGCGCGCTCAGCGTCAGCAACATGACCTGGATATCGCCACGGTGGGTATGGGTGATCAGCAGCGGCAGCGATATCAGGTACAACTGAGTCTTCGCCAGAAATACCAGCAACAGCTGGAGCAGTTGAGGCGGGATAGTGAGCAGAAAGGAACATATAACACGGATGACTACAGAAAGGCCGAGCAGGCGCTGACGGAGAGCCTGAACCGACAACTGAATGAGAATCGCCGTTACTGGCAACAGCTTGAAGTTGTGCAGGGTAACTGGAAAAACGGAGTCCTGCGTGCATTTCAGGATTTTACCGTGGATGCAGATAATACGGCAGGAACAGCAGAACAGGTGTTCTCGTCAGCCTTCAGCAACATGGGAAATGGCCTGGCAACTTTTGTCACTACCGGCAAACTCAATTTCAAATCCTTCACCTCTTCTGTGCTGTCAGATATGGCGAAAATCCTGGCGCAGGCAACCATGATGAAATCGATAAAAGGGATTGGCAGTGTGCTGGGATTTGATCTCAGCAGCCTTTCCCTGAATGCCAATGGGGGGATTTATCAGTCTGCTGATTTGAGTCGTTACAGTGGCACGGTGGTTAACCGTCCGACGTTTTTTGCTTTTGCAAAAGGCGCGGGTGTGATGGGGGAAGCGGGACCTGAAGCCATTCTGCCACTGCGTCGTGGTGCTGACGGTAAGCTGGGGGTTGTGGCGGATATTGGTGGTTCAGGTATGGCGATGTTTGCCCCGCAGTACAACATCGAGATCAATAACGATGGCACGAACGGGCAGATAGGTCCGGCTGCCCTGAAGGTGGTTTATGACCTTGGGAAAAAAGCGGCAGCGGACTTTATGCAACAGCAGGCCCGTGATGGTGGTCGGTTAAGTGGAGCATATCGGTAATGGAGACGTTTCACTGGAAAGTGCGCCCGGATATGAATGTGGTATCAGAGCCGAAAGTGGTGACAGTGAAGCTGGGCGATGGTTATGAACAGCGTCGTGCGGCGGGACTGAATAACCAGTTGTCGATTTACAGCGTGACGATACGTGTTCGTAAATGTGAACACCCATCTTTAAAAGCCTTTCTGGAACGGCACGGTGGCGTCCGCGCATTTCAGTGGACGCCACCTTATGACTGGAAGCCGATCAGGGTGGTTTGTCGTAAATGGTCGGCAAGCGTGGGGGCGTTGTGGGTAACCATAACGGCAGATTTTGAACAGGTCGTGGCATAGGAGGCTCTGATGCAGGATATTCCACAGGAAACACATCATGAGACGACACGCCTCACTCAGTCAGCCCAGGTGGTGCTCTGGGAAATCGATCTGACAGAGGTCGGTGGTGAACGTTATTTTTTCTGTAATGAGCAGAACGAAAAAGGTGAGCCGGTTACCTGGCAGGGGCGGCAGTATCAGGCATACCCCATTCAGGGGACGGGATTTGAACTGAATGGCAAGGGCAGTGCTGCCCGTCCGACACTGACGGTTTCTAACCTGCACGGCATGGTCACCGGGATGGCGGAAGATCTGCAGAGTCTGGTCGGCGGAACGGTGGTCCGGCGTAAGGTTTACGCCCGTTTTCTGGATGCGGTGAACTTCGTCAACGGAAACAGTGACGCCGATCCGGAGCAGGAGGTGATCAGCCGCTGGCGCATCGAGCAGTGCAGCGAACTGAGCGCGGTGAGTGCCTCTTTTGTACTGTCCACGCCGACGGAAACGGACGGTGCCGTTTTTCCGGGGCGCATCATGCTGGCCAACACCTGCACCTGGACCTATCGCGGTGACGAGTGCGGTTATCACGGTCCGGCGGTCGCGGATGAATATGATCAGCCGACGTCCGATATCACGAAGGATAAATGCAGCAAATGCCTGAGCGGCTGTAAGTTTCGCAATAACGTCGGCAACTTTGGCGGCTTCCTTTCCATTAACAAACTTTCGCAGTGAATCCCATGACAGAGACAGAATCAGCGATTCTGGCGCACGCCCGGCGATGTGCGCCAGCGGAGTCGTGCGGCTTCGTGGTGAGAACACCGGAGGGGGAAAGATATTTTCCCTGCGTGAATATCTCTGGTGAGCCGGAGGCGTATTTCCGGATGTCGCCGGAGGACTGGCTGAGTGCAGAAATGCAGGGAGAGATTGTGGCGCTGGTCCACAGCCACCCCGGTGGTCTGCCCTGGCTGAGTGAGGCCGACCGGCGGCTGCAGGTGCAGAGTGATTTGCCGTGGTGGCTGGTCTGCCGGGGGGCGATTCATAAATTCCGCTGTGTGCCGCATCTCACCGGGCGGCGCTTTGAGCACGGGGTGACGGACTGTTACACGCTGTTCCGGGACGCTTACCATCTGGCGGGAATTGAGATGCCGGATTTTCATCGCGGGGATGACTGGTGGCGTCACGGCCAGAATCTCTATCTGGATAATATGGAGGCAACGGGGTTGTATCAGGTGCCGTTGTCAGCGGCCCAGCCGGGCGATGTGCTGCTGTGCTGTTTTGGTTCATCGGTGCCGAATCATGCCGCCATTTACTGTGGCGACGGCGAGCTGCTGCACCATATTCCTGAACAACTGAGTAAACGAGAGAGGTACACCGACAAATGGCAGCGACGCACACACTCCCTCTGGCGTCACCGGGCATGGCACGCATCTGCCTTTACGGGGATTTGCAACGATTTGGTCGCCGTATCGACCTTCGTGTGAAAACGGGGGCTGAAGCCATCCGGGCACTGGCCACACAGCTCCCGGTGTTTCGTCAGAAACTGAATGAGGGCTGGTATCAGGTGCGCATTGCCGGGCGTGATGCAGGCGAAAATGAATTATCTGCCCGTCTTAATGAGCCGCTGGCAAATGGTGCCGTGATCCACATCGTGCCGCGTCTGGCGGGAGCTAAAAGTGGCGGTGTGTTTCAGGTGGTGCTTGGGGCGGCGCTGATTGCGGTGGCATGGTGGAACCCTGTGGGCTGGCTGGGGGCCGCGGCTGTATCGGGCATGTATGCGGCAGGGGCCAGTATGATCCTGGGCGGAGTGGCGCAGATGCTGGCACCGAAAGCCAGGACGCCCACGGCAGCCAGTACAGATAACGGCAAACAGAACACCTATTTCTCCTCACTGGATAACATGGTTGCCCAGGGCAATGTTCTGCCTGTTCTGTACGGTGAAATGCGCGTGGGGTCACGTGTGGTTTCTCAGGAGATCAGCACGGCAGACGAAGGGGATGGTGGTCAGGTTGTGGTGATTGGTCGCTGATGCAAAATGTTTTATGTGAAATCGCCTCCGGGCGGTTTTATCGTTTATGGAGCGTGAGGAATGGGTAAAGGCAGCAGTAAGGGGCATACCCCGCGCGAAGCGAAGGACAACCTGAAGTCCACGCAGCTGCTGAGTGTGATCGATGCCATCAGCGAAGGGCCGGTTGAAGGTCCGGTGGATGGATTAAAAAGCGTGCTGCTGAACAGTACGCCGGTGCTGGACAGTGAGGGGAATACCAATATCTCCGGCGTCACGGTGGTGTTCCGGGCCGGTGAGCAGGAGCAGACACCGCCGGAGGGATTTGAATCCTCCGGCTCCGAGACGGTGCTCGGTACAGAAGTGAAATATGACACGCCGATCACCCGCGCCATCACGTCGGCAAACATCGACCGACTGCGCTTTACCTTCGGTGTGCAGGCACTGGTGGAAACCACCTCAAAGGGGGACCGGAATCCGTCGGAAGTTCGCCTGCTGGTTCAGATACAGCGTAATGGTGGCTGGGTGACGGAAAAAGACATCACCATTAAGGGCAAAACCACCTCGCAGTATCTGGCCTCGGTGGTGGTGGATAACCTGCCGCCGCGCCCGTTTAATATCCGGATGCGCAGAATGACGCCGGACAGCACCACAGACCAGCTGCAGAACAAAACGCTCTGGTCGTCATACACCGAAATCATCGATGTGAAACAGGGCTACCCGAACACGGCACTGGTCGGCGTAAAGGTGGATTCGGAGCAGTTCGGCAGCCAGCAGGTGAGCCGTAATTATCATCTTCGCGGGCGTATTCTGCAGGTGCCGTCGAACTATAACCCGCAGACGCGGCAATACAGCGGTATCTGGGACGGAACGTTAAAACCGGCATACAGCAACAACCCGGCCTGGTGTCTGTGGGATATGCTGACCCACCCGCGCTACGGCATGGGGAAACGTCTTGGTGCGGCGGATGTGGATAAATGGGCGCTGTATGTCATCGGCCAGTACTGCGACCAGTCGGTGCCGGACGGCTTTGGCGGCACGGAGCCGCGCATTACCTGTAATGCGTACCTGACCACACAGCGTAAGGCGTGGGATGTGCTCAGTGATTTCTGCTCGGCGATGCGCTGTATGCCGGTATGGAACGGGCAGACGCTGACGTTCGTGCAGGACCGACCGTCGGATAAGGTGTGGACCTATAACCGCAGTAATGTGGTGATGCCGGATGATGGTGCGCCGTTCCGCTACAGCTTCAGCGCCCTGAAGGACCGCCATAATGCCGTTGAGGTGAACTGGATTGACCCGAATAACGGCTGGGAGACGGCGACAGAGCTTGTTGAAGATACGCAGGCCATTGCCCGTTACGGTCGTAATGTCACGAAGATGGATGCCTTTGGTTGTACCAGTCGGGGGCAGGCACACCGAGCCGGGCTGTGGCTGATTAAAACGGAACTGCTGGAAACGCAGACCGTGGATTTCAGCGTGGGCGCAGAAGGGCTTCGCCATGTGCCGGGCGATGTTATTGAAATCTGCGATGATGACTATGCCGGTATCAGCATCGGTGGTCGCGTGCTGGCGGTGAACAGCCAGACCCGGACGCTAACGCTCGACCGTGAAATCACGCTGCCATCCTCCGGCACCACGCTGATAAGCCTGGTTGACGGGCAGGGTAATCCGGTCAGCGTGGAGGTCCAGTCCGTCACCGACGGCGTGAAGGTGAAAGTGAGCCGTGTTCCTGACGGCGTTGCTGAATACAGCGTATGGGGGCTGAAGTTGCCGACGTTGCGCCAGCGCCTGTTCCGCTGCGTGAGTATCCGTGAGAACGACGACGGCACGTATGCCATCACCGCCGTGCAGCATGTACCCGAAAAAGAAGCCATCGTGGATAACGGGGCGCACTTTGACGGCGACCAGAGCGGCACGGTGAATGGCGTCACGCCGCCCGCGGTGCAGCACCTGACTGCCGAAGTCACCGCAGACAGCGGGGAATATCAGGTGCTGGCGCGCTGGGACACGCCGAAGGTGGTGAAGGGCGTGAGCTTTATGCTTCGCCTGACCGTGGCAGCGGATGACGGCAGTGAGCGGCTGGTCAGCACGGCCCGGACGACGGAAACCACATACCGCTTCACGCAACTGGCGCTGGGGAACTACAGGCTGACAGTCCGGGCGGCAAATGCCTGGGGGCAGCAGGGCGATCCGGCGTCGGTATCGTTCCGGATTGCCGCACCGGCAGCACCGTCGCGGATTGAGCTGACGCCGGGCTATTTTCAGATAACCGCAACGCCGCATCTTGCCGTTTATGATCCGACGGTACAGTTTGAGTTCTGGTTCTCGGAAAAGCGGATTACCGATATCAGGCAGGTTGAAACCACAGCCCGCTACCTTGGCACGGGGCTGTACTGGATAGCCGCCAGTATCAATATCAAACCGGGCCATGATTATTACTTTTATATCCGCAGTGTGAACACCGTTGGCAAATCGGCATTCGTGGAGGCCGTCGGTCGGGCGAGCGATGATGCGGAAGGTTACCTGGATTTTTTCAAAGGCAAGATAACCGAATCCCATCTCGGTAAAGAGCTGCTGGAAAAAGTTGATCTGACGGAGGATAACGCCAGCAGACTGGATGAGTTTTCGAAAGAGTGGAAGGACGCTAACGATAAATGGAATGCCATGTGGGGCGTCAAAATTGAGCAGACCAAAGACGGCAAACATTATGTCGCGGGTATTGGTCTCAGCATGGAGGACACGGAGGAAGGCAAGCTGAGCCAGTTTCTGGTTGCCGCTAACCGTATCGCGTTTATTGACCCGGCAAACGGGAATGAAACGCCGATGTTTGTGGCGCAGGGCAACCAGATATTCATGAACGACGTGTTCCTGAAGCGCCTGACAGCCCCCACCATTACCAGCGGTGGCAGCCCTCCGGTATTTTCCCTGACATCAGACGGAAAGCTGACCGCTAAAAATGCGGATATCAGTGGCAGTGTGAATGCGAACTCAGGGACGCTCAACAACGTCACGATTAATGAGAACTGTCAGATTAAGGGGAAACTGTCAGCCAACCAGATTGAAGGTGATATTGTCAAAACGGTCAGCAAGTCTTTCCCCCGCACGAGCACTTATGCCAGTGGCACCATCACGGTAAGAATCAGTGATGATCAGAAATTTGACCGGCAGGTCATGATACCGCCAGTGTTATTCCGCGGTGGTAAGCATGAGAATTTCAACAGTAATAACCAACAGTCATACTGGTATTCAACCTGCCGGTTAAGAGTGACCCGCAATGGTCAGGAGATTTTTAATCAGTCCACGACGGATGCTCAGGGCGTATTTTCCTCAGTTATAGATATGCCTGCCGGACAGGGGACGCTGACACTGACATTCACCGTATCTTCATCAGGAGCGAATAACTGGACACCAACAACCAGTATCAGCGATCTGCTGGTTGTGGTGATGAAAAAATCCACAGCAGGTATCAGTATCAGCTGAATTTTATAACCCAGAACGGGCGTCAGAAATGACGCCTTTTTTATTGCAGAAAAGCGAGAGGTAATTATGCGTAAACTTTATGCCGCCATTTTGTCCGCAGCCATTTGTCTGGCCGTATCCGGTGCGCCTGCATGGGCGTCTGAACATCAGTCCACGCTGAGCGCGGGGTATCTTCATGCCTCGACGAACGTCCCCGGCAGTGATGATCTGAACGGGATTAACGTGAAATACCGTTATGAGTTTACGGACACACTGGGGCTGGTGACGTCATTCAGCTATGCAGGAGACAAGAATCGCCAGCT